CAGATTGCATTCAACTTTGCAAGAACTGCCGCCAATAGGCACACAGTCCAAGACAATGCTTGGCATACAATTAAATGGGGAGTAGCTGTACAGTGCCTATGGCTTGCAACAAACTACTTAGGTATCAAAGCAATGTTTGAACATGACTACTTAGTAGTCTTATTCTATGTTCTCGGAGGAGCCGTAGGAACATATCTAGCATTTAAAATAAAAATTAAGGAAAATTAAAATGAGTTTAACACTAAGAATCGCACTACAATCAACACTAGATGAGGCAGGACTTGACCTGCTACACACAGGAATTAACCAAACAACAAAAGCTCTGACAATTGTTGGGAGCTGTGGAAAACCGTTAGTAAGTATTAATGGTATTATGTTTGGGTCTAAAAATCCTACAATGAAAGAGATTAGTTATGCCTCTGAGCTATTCAAACAGTTTATCACTGACTACTCTTCAGACCTTACTGATTTCATAGCAGAAAGTAAAGAGTTAAAGATGCTTGAAGATTCTCTACCCACATTACCTATGGGATATACACCATCTGGTAGTGTAATCTCCTTAAGCTTAGAGGATGGTGCACAAAAAGGTTCTGTATATCCTGATGGACGACTATCAGTTACTGGGCCTAGAGATATTGTCACAATACAAGCTCTGGTAACTATGAGCCAAGAACCAGTAGTTACTGAGTACTTTACAAAGGCAAGAGAAATTGCAGACCGTAGAGGTGATTTACGAAAATCACAACAAAAGCTAACTTCCTGTGATATTTAAGCAGGTTTTAAGCATAGTTTGGGTATAATGATACCATAGGTTTTTTAATTATTAAATTATTTTAAAGCTATTAAGTTTCTTTCCGCTTGGTTGGAAAGCCTTAACACAATTTTTGAGGAGAGCTAATGAAGACAATAGATTTCATAAGTGATATCCATGCAGACTTCTACAATCTTAAGACGAAACCTAAGATAGAGAAGTTTGTATTAGATAAACTAAAGCCTAAAGGTTCAAGCACTTTGATAATTGCTGGTGACTTAGGGCATTACAACAAGATGGACTTGGCAGTCCTTAAGGAACTTCGTAACTACTACGAGCATATTGTATTGGTATGTGGGAACCATGACCGTTACCTAGTAAGTAAATCTCAGCAATCTAAGTATGAATATAAAAGTCAGGCTAGAGTAGATGACATGAAAAAACTTTGTGCAGCAGAGACAGGTATCTATTACTTAGATGGAGGAGTTATAGATATAGAAGGAACTACAATTGCTGGTGTTGGCTATTGGTATGACTCACCAATTGACCAATGGCGTAAGGAGATGAATGATTCAAGACTTATTATGGAGTGTGTACCTTATTATGTACCACAAGTATATGGAGAGTCAATAGTAGAGACAGGGTTCAATACCAAAGAACATTATTTAAAGGAGAAAGAAAAGCTCAAGGGCTTACCTAAAACTAATGTATTGGTTTCACATATATGCCCAACACTACTAGACCTATACCAAATGCCACAGCAATATCACGATGACCCCAACAATGTATTTTTCCAGAACACAGATGGTGGCTTAGTTAAAGCTCCACTATGTATCTTTGGACATACTCACGACATCTATGATTTTGAGGACCAAGGTACAAGATATGTGGCTAACCCATTGGGGTATCCATCAGAAAGTAAAGGAAGAGAAATAAGGAGTATAGACATATGACATACAAAGAATACCTAATCCCCAAGAAAGGTGGAAAATTCAGAAAGATTGTAGCTCCAGATGCTGAACTTAAACAAGCATTAAGAGCAGAATTACCAGACCTCAATAAGTATTTTGAAAAGTACTCAAAGATGTTTGGAGTACGTAACCAGATACATGGGTTTGTTCATAAACGAAATGTAAAGTCTGCAGCTAAAGAGCACATAGGTTATCCTCATACAATTATGATGGACATATCAGCGTTCTTTGATACTGTAACACGAGAAGATATCCCCTATTCGCTTAGGAAAGATATTATGTTTCATAAAGAAGGATATACACCGCAAGGATTTCCAACAAGCCCAGTGCTTGCAAATATTGCAGTGGTACCAATTATGTCAAAGATTAAAAGAAACCTAAACCAAGTAATAGGTAAAGGACAATATGCAATAACTATTTATGCGGATGACATTCAAGTGTCTATCAAAACCAAAGAAGTTATTGCCTCAGTTATAGATGTAGTCACCAAAGAATTTACCGATGGTGGCTTTAGCATCAACAAAAGAAAGACCAGAGTTAGACATGCTCAGTATGGGTATCGTAGAATTTTAGGTATCAATGTAGGAGATAAAGTTCTTCAGCCAACACGTAAGACCTTAAGAAAACTTAGGGCTGCAAAGCACCAGAAGAACTCTAATTCTGCAGGTGGTCTTGCCTCATGGGCTAGTCACATAACAAAGTAATTACTAGAAAGAACTTATAGGTAGTTGTAGGGAGGCGTATCGCCCCTGTCAATTTTCCAACTACCATCGGTAAGTTCAAATTTTCCTTGAGGGGAAAAATTTGAGACTTATCCCCCAGAAACAGGGACCTGAAGAGACCAGTGGCGGAATGCCAGGGGCCCTTCAGCAGCAAGTCCTGATTCATTCGGTAGTAATTACACCCACAAATACAGTAGCTAAGAACTATAGAATAAGGTAGGGAGGCGTATCGCCCCTGTTAACTAACATCTTATTCACTGATAGTTCGATTCTTGCGTTACTCTACAGAATCGAACTATCCTGCTAAGGATTCCTAACGCCGCACTGGGACCCTGTTATTATACAATATAATTAATAGCAAAATCGTACTGTATTTGTGGACATATCTATACCATAGTAGCTACGAGCTACACGAATAGGGCAGGGAGGCGTATCGCCCCTGTTAACTAACGTCTTATTCACTATTAGCTCATCGCCTTCACTAGCATCTACGGCGATGAGCTAATTGCATCCAGGGACCCAGCTGCTGCAGCTGGTTACCAGAACAGGATATAATAAAAGTGCTATGGTATAGCTATGTCCACATCGGGCAATAAAGGAGAAAACATAGAAGTATTAAAAGAAATCGTTGACTGGAATATTGAGCGTTCCCTAGACCAAAAACCACATAGCCGTTCAGGAGCTAATCGTATGCTTATTGAGGAGCTATTAGAGTTCAATGGTATAGAGGATGAGGCAATGTTAGATTCATTATCTGCACAAATTTCAGCAGGTCCTCCAGTTACAGAAGATGAAAAAGTAGATGCACTTTGTGACATAATTGTTATCGCCACAGGTGAACTACTTAAGTTGGGGTACGACCCTCAGCTTGCAATGGCAGAAACACTACGAGAAATCAATAGTAGAACAGGAGCTTTCAACAAAGAGTCTGGTAAATGGGAGAAATATAAAACTCCAGAAGCTCAAGCACTGTGGTACACAGCTGCATATGGAACAACTAAAAGGAATGGAAATGGCTAAACGAATGGAGTTCGTAGATACAACTAACCCAGAGTTCAAAGATATGATTGGACAGACAACAGATAATTGGAGCATTGGGAATAGGGTGTGGTTTAATGACTTCCGTACCAGTGTAATCAAAGAGATTCAGTATGAGCTTGAAGAAGATATTCGGACTCAGCTCTTAACAGTTAAGACGTTATACAGCGTTTACAAATTTAGATTGGAAATATAAGGAGAAACCATTTATATAAAAATAGAACCGAGCAGAGAAGAGAACTTTGACGAGAACTCACTACGTCTTCTCAAGGCTCATTACCTGAAGCCAACTGAAACATTGGCTCAAGAAGCATTGGCACGTACAGCAATGTGCTACGACGGGGGAGACCCAGCATTAGCACAGAGAATTTACGATTACGCTTCCAAGAAGTACATTGGGTTCGCCAGCCCAGTGATTAGTAATGCAATTGCTAAGAAGACACCAGAAGAATTCCCTAAGATGAAAGCACTACCTATTAGTTGCTACGTACAGCACGTACCAAACAGCATCAAGGGGTTGTGTGAGCATACAACTGAAGAGCGTTATGCTTCAGTTCGTGGTGCAGGGATTGGTGCTAACTGGTCAGCAGTACAATCAACTGACAAGAAAGCACCTGGAGTTATTTCCTTTCTCCATACAGTTGACTCAGATATGGTCAGCTATAAACAAGGGAGTACACGCCGAGCTAGTTATGGTGGGTATCTTCTAGTAAATCACCCAGAGATTATTCAATTTATTAAGATGAGAATTCCTGAAGGTGATATCAACCGCCAAAACCTTAACCTACATCACGGTGTAACTATAACAGATGAGTTTATAGATGCAGTGGATAACGATTTGCAGATGGAGTTGATAGACCCAAATGACGGAAGAGTAACTGATACTGTTTCTGCTCGTTATATTTGGGAACTAATTCTCGATACACGATTCAGAACAGGAGAGCCTTACCTTTTCCACAAAGATGAGGCTAATCGTCACTTACCACAACTACAAAAAGATAAAGGACTGGAAGTTAAAAGCTCCAACCTATGTTCAGAAATTATGTTGGCAACAGATGATGAGCGTTCAGCAGTTTGTGTATTGTCAAGTCTTAACCTTGATAAGTATGATGAATGGAAAGACCAACCAGTTGTAGCAGATATGATTACGTTTTTGGACAATGTTCTGACAGTGTTCATAGATAATGTTGAGGATGCGTTACACAAGGCCCGTTACAGTGCCCAGAGAGAGCGTTCTCTTGGATTAGGTACTATGGGCTGGGTTGACTATTTACAACGCTCAGGGATAGCTATTGAGTCACCTATGGCAATTGGTGCAGCACACAGAGTCTTCAGTGATATTAAGAATAAAGCTGAAGAACAAACAATAAAGCTTGGACTTGAACGTGGACAGCCAGAAGATATTGTAGGGTCAGGACGCAGAAATGCCCACCTACTTGCTGGAGCTCCAACATCAAACAATGCAGTAATTACTGGAGTAAGTCCAGCATGTGAGGTGAGACAATCCAATTGGTTCATTCAGAAAACTCGCATTGGTTCACTGTTCATTAAAAATCCTGTACTAGAAGATGTACTTGAAGAGATGAATATGAATACGGAAGAGGTATGGGAGCAGATTAAACTTGCCAAAGGCTCTGTTCAAGACCTTGACTTCCTTACTCCAGGACAGAAAGAACTTTTCAAAACTGCTCGTGAAGTTGACCAGAGATATGTAATTGATAATGCAAGAGTTCGTCAGTTATATATTGACCAAGGACAAAGTACAAACATTAACTTTGAATTTGGTGCTGACAAAGAGTATGTCAATCAAGTACATCGCCGAGCATTCACCCCTGTTGGAGTTGGAGCTCCACTTAAATCCTTGTATTACTGTAAGAGCGGGGCTGCATCCGATGTAGTTAACAGCTCTCAGAAAGTAATTCGTAATCCCTTGAAAGATGGAGAAGGATTTGAGGAGTGTGTTTCATGCGGAGGCTAGAAGACGGAGAAGAGTACTACTCAATTGGTGCTCTTCAAGCTCGTTCTGGAATTGAGGTATGGACATGGACAGGAGATAGATACGACCAAATTCGTGAGAATATGGGAATAGTATTTACAAACCTACAGGATGCAGTAGACCTGGTTAAACTATTAAAGGAGCGTAAAGATGCGATGGATAATCTACAAGATTGATGATGGCGGAAAGAGAAAGATGTATGTTATAGATAATGAAGCAGAGGCATTCGCAATAAGAGAAGACCTTGAGTCTACTAAACCTGCTAATGTGGAATATCAATTGGAGAGAAGCTATGGGGGTTTATAAAGCAGAACCAACCTACCTCCCGTATAAGTACCCACAGTTTGAGGACATCCGCTCCAAACATGAACTATTACACTGGGTAACAGAAGAGATTGATTGGAGTCAAGACGTACTTCATTGGGGTACGTTAATGACTGCAGATGAGAAGATTGCAATGGAGAGAGTTATCTCTCTGTTCACACAATCTGATTATCGTGTTGGAGGAATGTACCTTGATAATCTAATTCCTACTTTTGCTAACTCAGAAATTAGAGGAATGCTTACATCATTTGCTGGACGAGAGTTTGAGCATATGAAAATGTATAGCCATGTAGGTACAACTCTTGGATTCTCTGATAGCTATTGGAAAGAGTTCCTAGATTCAGAAGCAACTAAGGCAAAAGATGATATGATGGGTGCAGAAATTGACCCTGCCATATCTGATGGTATTAAGTTGTGGAAGAACATTCTAAGTGAAGGTGTAAGCCTGTTTGGAATGTTTGGTATTCTTCGCTCCTTTGAAGTTCGTGGCTTAATGCTAGGAATGGCAACAGGAAATGCTTGGTCAATGAGAGATGAACAAGTGCATACAGATGGGTTAATAGAACTATTCAGAGTCTGGGCACAAGAAAATCCAAAGGCAATTACAAATAGTTTCAAAAAGATTCTATACAATATGGCACGAGAGGTAGTTCGTCTTGAACATAACTTCATTGACTATGCCCTGCTAGGTATTAAAGTTGAAGGTATCACAGAGCAAGAGCTAAAAGATTACATAGAGTTTCTATGTGACAGAAGACTTATTGAAATAGGACTTAAAGGAAACTTTAAAAGAACTAAAGACCCAATGCCTTGGCTATCCGATTTGGTTAGTGCAGATGCATCGGTGAACTTTTTTGAACAAAAACCAACAGAATACAGCGTAAATGGTATGACAGGAGAATACAAATATGACTAGTGGAATTATATGGTCTGTATGTAAATTCTGTGGTGCTTTGGTTGACTCAAGAGATATGACATGCTCACGCTGTAGCAACAAAGGACCATAACAAATGTATGATTTTGATAACGACCAACTGGGAGTCTTTGAGTTTGAACAAACTTACGCAGAAGACTTAGAAACAATGGCAAATTTTGAGGCACAAGATGAAATCGTAGCCTCACTTGAATCACTTTATGATGATGAGCTTACAAAACTAGCAGAACTTGTAGAAGCAGAAGACGCAGGAAAACTTAGAGAATACTTTAATGATTTTTATGGTGTGTTTGAAGTTGCTTGTGACGATGAGTTCAATGCGGAGGCTGAGATAATTATGGAGACTATCCTTACTGACAGAGGATTACCAACTATAGAGGAGATTGAAGATGGTAGTATATGATACTAACGTACTCCTTGACTATCCAGATATAGTCAATGATGCTAAGTGTGCTGTGTCTTTCACCACACTACGAGAGCTGGATGGTTTGAAAAGAAAACCAGAGCTTAAGTTCATGGCACAAGCAGCCATTAAGAGTATGGAAGTAGCGTTAAGCACAGGAAATGTTGAAATACTTGGTGCCCCAACTATTGACAATCTTAGTCCTGAAAGTCCAGATGAGAAGATTATCCTTGATGTCTTGGAAGCAGGTTACTTATTTAGCTCTCAAGATGTTGGAGCCAATGTAATTGCCGAAGCAGTTGGAGTTGAAACAGTACATAGAAAACTTGAAGATAACTATGACAGAGAATACACTGGGTACATTACGATTCAAGGAGACCTTAACTACGAGTCTAGATACGTTGCAATCAAAGAGATGCAGTTAATAGAATTTGAAGAAATATTCCAAGTTACTCTTAAAGAAAATCAGTATGTTATTATTGACAGAATGATTGACAAAGATGACTTATGGGTAAAGAAAGGTGACAAGGTTGAGCGTATCAGCCAAACATCTAAACCATATCGTGCTGCAGGAATTGTAGATTTACCACTTGACTCAATACAAATGGCAGCTATGGATGCAATCTTTGATACAACTATACCACTAACTATCATTGATGGTAAGTTGGGAACAGGTAAAACTTTGCTAAGTCTTATGGCTGCTTATGCCAGAGTTAATGGACAGCATCAGCTAAAGGCTTATGACAAGGTATGTATCACTCGTCCAAATATTACCACCGACCGTAGATTTGAGAGAGGGTTCTTGCCTGGTGAAGCATCAGATAAAGACCTGCCTTGGGTTGCTGGTATTACTTCCAACCTTACATTCTTATTTGAAAAGAATGCTAAGAGTAAAGATGAAGAGCTTGGCAAAAAGGTATTCCAAGAACACTTCAGTATTATTCCACTTGAAACTATCCAAGGACTGAGTCTCAATGACTCTATCTTATTGGTAGATGAGTTCCAATTACTTGACCGAGATGGTTTACTCCTAGTACTAGGACGTATTGCCAGTGGTTCTAAAGTTGTGCTCATTGGAGATACTCGTTCACAAACGTACCATATTAACAGAGGAAATGAAGGATTCAAATTACTTCAGCCACACTATGGGAATCATGAGCTTATCAATTTCATCAGACTAGACAAGGTATATCGTTCACCTCTAGCAGAATTTGTAGCAAAACTAATGGAAGGAAACCAGTGAGATTACTAGGAAAACATAAAGATGGAGGTCCTGCATCACCTGTAGATGCTTACTTCCTCTTTGAAGTAAAGTCTATTGGTAGCATTGCATTCCTAAAGTTTAACAAAGGGAGTCGTAAAGAATTTCATACTCATGCGTTCAATGCTTTCACTTGGTTTCTATCTGGAAACTTATCAGAAGAAGACTTTGATGGTAGTACATATCAATATAGCAGAAGTATCATTCCAAAAGTTACTAAGAAGAATAAGAACCATAAAGTGCATGCTCTAAAAGATAGCTGGTGTTTCACTATTAGAGGGCCATGGGAATCTACATGGACAGAGGATAATAAAGAAACCAAAACAAAAACAACATTTACTAATCACAGAAAAGTGGTTGACATTATAAAAGGAAATTAATGAATTATTTAGACATAGTACTACAAGACCCACAAGCTGTACGAGACATCGCCGAAAGAGGAATCTTTATTGGAGTTGACCAGAATGGAGCACACTCAGTAAGTTACCACCTACATGATGGTGTGGGAAACCCAATTGAGTATGCAGAATTCTTAGAAATTGCACGTTGTTTAACTGCTGAAGATGAGCTAGAGATTGTTCTTGCAGGTAATCCTGGAGGTTCACTCTATGGAGCTCAAACAGTTATTGCAGGAATGCAAGCATGTCAAGCACAGATTGACTGTATCGTTATAGGTAATATTGCCTCTGCAGCCACAATGATTGCAATGTTTGGAGACAATCTAATTATGACACCAAACTCAAGTATGATGATTCATAATGCAAGTTATGGTTCTTTTGGTAAGGCAAGTGATATTGAGGCTCACGTAAAGTTCAGCACCAAAGAGTTGTCAGAAACTGTTAAAGAATATTACAATAAGTTCTTAACCAAGAGTGAGCTTAAGAAGCTACTTAAAGGTGAAGAGTTTTATTACGATGCTAAGGAATGTATGGAACGCTTCGGAAAAATCGTAGCCTCTCGTCAGAAGAAAGCAGCTAAGTCTCAGAAAGCTTTCTGGAAAGACCAACGAAAGGTACTCATCAAACAGATTGAGGATATGGATAAGGAGGTAGGTATTGGAAAAGTCACTTCTAAGTAGTGGCGTACCTAGGCTATGTCCTAAGTGTAATTTCTTGGTGCATGCAATTCAGAAAGAGTCTGATAAATCAATAGTGGTTATGTATGAGTGTGGCTCAGCATGGCTATATTCAAAACTATATGACTATCAAGAGCAGTTGGAAAACTGTGCAACTCACGCAACACCTACAAGATAGGTTTACAGGGGAGCCAATGGGCTCCCCCAACAAGCCTAATGGCTAGATAAAGGAGATTTATGGTAACACAGGATAGAGTAAAAGAACTTTTAAACTATCATCCAGATACTGGAAAGTTAACTTGGAGAGTTAATAAAGGCCCTGCTTATGCAGGTAGCGTAGCAGGTTATATTGCTAATGGATATGTACGAATACGTATAGACGGTAAAGGCTATCTTGCACACAGACTTGTATGGTTGTATACTTATGGTCAAATGCCTAAAGAACACTTAGACCATATAAATCATAACAGGGCAGACAATAGACTAAGTAACTTAAGGGAAGTGACTCAGGCTGAGAATAATAGGAACCTTTCAAAGAGCAAAAGAAATACCTCAGGAATTACTGGAGTTAGCTTCCATAAACTGACAGGATTGTGGGTAGCACAGATTCAGGTAAATAGCAAACAGATAAAATTAGGAGCCTTTGGGACAATAGAAGAGGCAGCAGAGGCTAGAAAATTAGCAGATATACAATATAATTTCCATGAAAATCACGGAATAAAAATAAAGGAAACACATGATTAAACTATTAAAACAATTGAGAGCTGACGCAAGTAAAAACAATAAGTTGGCAATCCTAAGAGAGAATATAGACAACCAAGAGTTAAAGAAGTTGTTGGCTATGACATATGATAAGGTAACTTATACTTATGGTATCACACTCAAGAACATTAAGTACACACCAGAAAGACTCTATAAAACTGGGCATAAGCTCACACTGCTTGAAGCACTTCAAGGTCTTGAGCGTTCATTCTGTACACGAGATGTCACAGGACATGATGCAATAGCAGAGCTGGAGCATATGTTGGAGTCACTACCAGTAAATGATGCAGTAATTATAGGACTAGTTCTTGGACGTGACCTTAAGATTGGACTAGGACGAACACTAATTAACAAAGTATTTCCAAAGCTAATTGTAAAACCACCATATATGCGTTGTGGTATTTACTCAGCTAAGAGTGTATCAAAGTTTACATTCCCTGCCCTAGTGCAAGAGAAGTGTGATGGACGATATGTCTCAGTTATTGTAGAGAGTGGGGCAATCACATTCCAAAGTCGTTCTGGAGAAGAGCAAGAGTTCCCTGAACTTCGTAAAGACTTTAAGAATGCAGAGCCAGGAGTTTACATAGGAGAACTACTAGTTGACGGAGAAGATAATAGGGCTAAAGCCAATGGGCAAATTAATAGCTCTAACCCACCACATGAGAAAATCTACATGATTGCTTGGGACTTTGTTACATTACCTGAATGGTCTAGACCAAAGGATAAAGAAGATAAGACAATGTATTCTCAAAGATTCAGAGAACTCAAAGAGAACACAAAGGGAATGAAGAGAGTTACACCAGTGATTACCAAAGCAGTTACAAGTACTGCAGAAGCTCTTAAGTTTGCACGAAAGATTATGGCAGATGGCGGAGAGGGGGCAGTGCTTAAAGACCGTGAGAATATCTTCCGTGATTGTACAAGCCCAACACAGCTTAAGATTAAAGTATCATTTGATATTGACGTTGAAATTGTTGGATTCACTCACGGCACCAAAGGTACTCGCAGAGAGGGGAAAGTAGGAGCCATCGTATTCAGTACTGCAGATGATAAAGAGATGATTCATGGTCAAACTAGTGGATTCTCAGATGACCTACTTGATTATATCACAGATAACCAAGCTACGTTACTTGGTACTATTATGACAGTTGAAGCAAATGACATCACCAAGTCAAGAAGTAAATCTTATTGGGCTTTGAGTCATCCACGATTCATTGAGTTCCGACCTGATAAGAAGAAAGCAGATACCTTCACAAGAGCTATGGAGCAGTTAAATTCTGGCAAGGAGGTAGGTTAATGATTAGATATAGAGTAGTGAATAGCCCTGGGGAAAGGTATGCGTACAGGGTAGAGGTAAGAAGCTTTATATTTTGGCATTTAATTGATGCCTATGATAATTTGGAAGAAGCTGAAGAGAATATAAAAGATAGATTAAGGTGTGATAAAGAGGCTTCAATACCTAAGACAGTTATCAGAGAATATGGGATGGAGTTTATTGACAAGCCAGCCCCAAAACCACTAAAGGAAGTTTATGGCTAAGTATAGAGTATATTATGATGAGAGTAAAGGGAAGTATTGGCTTAAAAAGAAGGGGCGTTTCTTCTGGGGTCAAGTTGATGCTCTTGTGCCAGGGGATGGATATTTCAGAACCTACTTTACTTCTATGGAAGAGGTTAAAGCATTTATAGATAAGGAAAAGAAATATAGGAAACCTGACTACGCTAAGTTTATCGAAGAACTTGATACAGAAACCTCATCACCAATAAAGGACATATATGAAAAATAGCAACTGGGAAACGATTGCGATAGCAAAGTTAGTTAAGGAATACGACAAAGCATTAATGCTTGACCTTAGCTCTGAGCTATTCACAGGGCACCACCAGAACATCTTTAAAGTACTACAACATACATTCATCGAGATAGGAAGACTTCCTTCCTATGAGGCATTGGAAGCAGCAGTTAAAACTAAAGCACCAAGAGAAGTACTTCCAGTAATACAAGGAGTACTTAAATCAATTGGGCTAACACCAGTTGAGACTATTACACATGAAGAGATTTTATCAGGGCTTAAAGATAAACAGTTAATTCATGTTGTTGACCGTTCAATTGAAGAGCTTGTAAGCACAGCACAGAGAAAGGATGTTCCTAAACTTAGAGCTGTTCTTAATGATATTGTATCAGAAGTTGCAGGTAACAGAATTGTACCTCAGGACTTTAAAGATGCAATGTTTGCCCCAGACAACACACGTATTCTAACTACAGGAGATGTAGATGTTGATGAACACATATCAGGTATCCACGGACTAACACTTGTAGCTGCTAAGTCTGGTGCAGGTAAATCAGTTATGCTCTTACAATTAGCTATTGAGCAGTTTCTATCGGGACTTAATGTAATGTTTATTAGTCTTGAGCTTAGTGCTAAGGTATTGGGACAGCGTATGCAATCTTATATTTCTGGAGTTGAGTTCTCAAAGATTATCAAAGGAACTACAACTAAAGAAGAAGATAAGATTATCAAAGATGCTATGGAAGAATTCTTTAACCGTGAGAATACCTTCAAAGTAGTGACAACTCCTATGGATTCTATGGAGCTTAAGTCACTTATTGCAACACAGAAAGCACTGTTTAACACAGATGCTGTTTATATTGATTACTTAAATTTAATTGATACAACAATTCCTGGTCAGTCAGGTGCTTGGTTAGGGTTACAAACTTTGGCTCGTGAGTTGCATAAGATGACAGTAACTCGTGGTATCACAATTGTAAGTGCTGTTCAGGTAAACATTGAGAAAGCCAGTAAGCCTGGGGTACCACCTGTTATTTCTACTCGTGGTTCATCAGAACTTTTCTTCTCAGCCAGTCTAGTAGTATTCTTGGAGAGTATTGAAGATGGCGATGGAGATGAGTCAGTAATGTTATGGATTCTTAAGAATAGACTTGGACCAACCATTGCGTTACTATACCAGAAGCAGTTTCAGTTCATGAAGCTAAACTATGTAATGGAGGTATAGTATGTACCAACAAGCAATAGAGGCTTACTTAAAATCCCAGCACATTTCCTATAAGGTACAGGGGGAGCAGATAGTATGCCGATGTCTTAACCCAAAGCATATTGATAGTAACCCAAGCTTCCAATTTAATACGGAAGAAGGATACTGTCATTGCTTTAGTTGTGGTTGGAAGAGTCACATATCTCGTATGGCAGACATTGAGATAGATGAGGATACCCTTAGGGCTTATGACTATGACAAGCTTATCGAACAACTTAAGTTAGATAGTCATGAGATATCAGACGAGAACGTGGTACTACCACCAAAAGCATTTGATATTGTATGGCCTGTCCGTCATATTGGTGCTGAGATTATGCGAGATTTAGGAGTGTACTATTGTGAAAAGGGACGTTTCAGAGGAAGACTTATTTTTCCTATTACTAATGTTGACGGCGTGTTGCTTGGTTATACATCTTGGGTGGCAACCGCTGCAGCCTTAGGAGAATTTAAGGATAGATTAGTGGATGCTGTGAGACCAGATGCAAAATATCTGCATAGTTATAAGATGAACACCAGTAACTTACTGTACCCAACACAGTGCTCTGATATGGACCTCAAGCATGAACAAGGACTACATCTAACCGAGGGGTTGTTTGATGCCCTCTCCCTCATACAACTAGGCTACCCCGCTGTCTGTAATTTTGGACTGGGGGCACCATCTATTAACAAAGTTGGTGAGATGCTTAGTATGGGGTACGAAGTTCTAGTACCTGCCTTTGATAATGATAAAGCAGGAATGGAAGGATGGCAAAAGATACGAGATGATTGGGCAGAACATGTAACTATTTCTGCACCCACACAGATTCTAAGAGATATACGAGAGTATGGCTCAAAAGATGCAAATGAATACTTAACAAAAAGGTTAACACATGATTAAAAAATTAAATGAATATGGGGTGAGTTTTGGCTCACGTAGATGGGGAGGTTGGGTAGAAGACTCAGACTACGACCGCATTATTAGTATGCCAGAGTATCAAGATATGATTGCATACAGAGATGTCCGTCCAAAGAGAGACCATCAATATGATTCAAACGGAGTACTAGGAAATAGCTTTCACATTTACATAGGTGAAGACGGAAAGACTTATAACTTCTTAGTATACACAAATAAAGTGAGGTATGAGATAGCTTTAAAATGTACCAATGATTTGGATGCAGTTATGCTGACTCCAATAGGAGCTATAGTTAATACAAGTAAAAGTTTTAGATATAAGATAGTGGAGGGAATATTTAAAGGGGCTCATAAACTGTACTTTGGCAGAACCTCCACTCCATTATCAGATTTATATGAGGAAGTTACTATGGATACAATACTAACGTCAACACCAGCCAAAGATAAAAGAGCACAAGCATCTTATACCAGAGACAGTAGACGTAACCCATTTACTGTTAGAGGAACTGCAATGAGTCAAGATGAGATTCAACCTGTTTATGCTCAAGCAGTTGAAGACAGGAATGAAAGAGTACCAACTGCTACATGGCAACAGCTAGATGGAACTGCTGTTAGTAGAGCAGATACCATACAACCTCAAGAATTCCTAAGGGCAGATACTACTGACCAGTCAGTAAGCTGGTAATTACGGCGGGCATTCTAGGATGTAAGACCCAGCAAAGGAGATAAATGAAAAAGAAAGTATTACTGATTGCTGGACAAAAGCGGTCAGGAAAAGACACTCTTGCAACTCTGGTGTCAGAGGAGATGCAAAGGTTAGGGAAGACAGTAGAAATTATGAGCTTCGCCTACCCCATGAAAAAGATATTGGCAGTCACACTTGGTATCACAGATGAAGAGTTAGATGCTTTGAAGAATGACCCAGCCAATCCACATAGAGGATATTTACAGAGGCTAGGTACAGAAGGTGCTAAGCCTTGGTTTGGTGATGATGTCTGGTCACAGCTTGCATTAAAAGCAACTAGAAATTCAGACGCTGATGTAATTATTTTTGCTGACTTTCGTTTCCCTGAAGAGGGCAGAGGGTTTCCATACGAGTTTGAAACAAGTACTCTTAAAGTTTATAGACCAAGTCTTAAAACTGATAACAATGATAACCATATTAGCGAAAGAGCTTTAGATGATTACGAGTTTGATTACGAGGTAAATAACTCATCAGATTTACAGGAGCTCAAAGCGTCAGCTATTGAGGTAGCACATTGGTTGTTATAGTAGATAGTAAACTCATCAGCTATAATGTATCTTACAATCCAGCACGTTCACTTATTGATGTATTTGAAGTTGTTCAAAACATTTGCGAAGATTTAGAGTATGAGTGCAACGACAAAGTATCACAGATTATCTTTGCGTTTGACTATGAGAAATCAGACTACCGTCTTGGTATCTGGTCAGAGTATAAAGCTGGTAGAACATATACAACAATGCCAGCTGACTTCCAAGATAACTATAGACACAAACTCCCATTACTTGCCGAAGCACTTGGTATAAATGTTATGGGAGTTAGTGGAGTTGAGGCAGATGACTTGGCAGGTATTCTTGTTAAAGGGTACTCAGGTCCAGAAGATATTATCTGTCTTACTGGTGACCGTGACTGGATTCAACTAAGTATTGAGCATGACAATGTCAGAATCTATGACCCAAAGCAGCTTAAGTTTCTACACTCAGAGCATTGTGGTACACCAGAAGAGTTTCTAGTTGAGAAGATTATCAAAGGTGATAGTTCAGATAATATTTTAGGACTAAAGTTCTGTGGTAAGGTATGCTTTGAGAAGTTTCTTAATGAGAACCGTGGTTGTAAAGATTGGAAGAAAGCTTTCCTAGAACTTGCAAACAGTTCTCCTAAGTTTGTAATTCATGATTCATATATTGAGCATGGAGTAGATACCTTTGAAGCTTTATTTGATTTCAATCTAGACCTAGGAAGGATTATGGATAGTTTAAAGTATCTATCCCCAGCTCAGGTAAAAGAGTACTTTGCTCAGAGATTAAAATTCAAAGAAGACAATTCAGGCACAACAGCAGATATTCAAAAGCTGGCAGCAGAGATTAGTGGCTCACGATTAGGTATATTTGGAGACCCTCTGGTAATACCACAACATCAGCTTGAGTTCTATCGGAGAATTTCTAATGGTTAAATTTATATCAATTAGAATCCAGGATTATAAGTCAGTTGGAGATGTAACAATTCAATTTGAACCTGGAATCTATAAGGTTGTTGGAGAGAGTCAAGGATACTCAAGCAATGGTGCAGGTAAAACTTCTATAACCCAAGCCATTGTTCTTGGATTGTATAATAAAGATTTTACTTCTGCTAAACTTGATGAGCTTAGTAATAGAGTTACAGGACGTGGCTTTGTAATTACCATCCACCTAATTAAAGATGGTGTACCTTATGTCATAGTTAATAACCGACACACCAGAAAATTCACAGTACATTCAATGGATGAAAAAGTGGTATCAGGCGTTAAGGATTCTGTACTATTCGTAACTAAACTTCTAGGTATGGGTTATGATACGTTTTGCTTGACACATTTTATAACGTCAAGAACTGTAAATCATATTACAGAAAACCTAAGTAACCCTACATTATTCAATGACATACTACAAATATCCCAACTAAAAGAGCTTGATAAACGTGTGATGCAGTATCGTCAGGTTGTTGAAGAGAAGATAAAAGAACTTGACCAAGAGTTTTCTCAAGCAAAGAGTATGGAATCTAGACAGACTATTCAAGATAAGTATGACCTACGAGCCTTAAACGAGGAGTTAGGTACACTTAAGGAGTCATATAGACAAAAGATATTAGCTCATTCTCTTGAACAATCTCAATACCAATTGGATATTGGAGAGTTAGAGGATAAGATATTACCTGCCCAAAGAAAACTTGAGGATATAAAAAACATTATCAATAGTGGGGTGTGTCCAACATGCTCATCTCTGCTAGTACAGAAATCAGCCCTAGATGAGCTTAAACAAGAAGCAGGATTCTTGCAAGAAGTAGTGGATAAGCATACACCAGCATATCTCCAGGCTAAGAAAGATTGGAAGCTTAGAGATAATGTATTAAGTAAAGAAGAGAAAGATGTCAAAGAAGAGATACGAGACATTGAAACAAGTATAACAATTGCCCAGGAAATCTCATTAATGTATAGTGAGATTGCTGGAAGAAGTTCTGAAGAGGTTATGAAAGAGTTAAAACCTAGGAAGCATATGAGTGCTCTACTTCAGTTTATCCGCTCATCAATTAAAGATGGTGTCATAGTTAAGTCCCTGCTCTCAACATTCTTTGAGATAGTCCAAATTAAAATGAACGACTACTCTGCATTAATTAATATGAATGGAACAGACGTAAAAATTACAGTCAACAAATTGGGGATGGGGATAGCACTTACTAAAGACGGAGAGTTTACACCAGTAAGCACTCTTAGTAATGGTGAGAAGACAAGACTATCAATACTTCTTCTTGTGTCTATGTTAGATGCAATGAAAGAGGTAAGCAATTCAGAGACTAACTATTTGGTTTTTGATGAAGCCTCTGCATCATTTGATGCAAGTGGTGTAACAGAACTTGAGCAGCTCTTCAATTATATGAAGGAGCTTGGACAAAGTTCTTTCGTAATAACACATGGTAGTGAGATGGACAAGGTAGCATTTGACCACATACTATTAATAAGAAAAGAGGAGGGCATAACATATGTCTGATAAACACTTAACAAAGGTTGCTTTCAATCAGCTTATGCTGATAGAGGAACTTGTTGCTGAAGATAGGGATAAGTATATTGACCAACTGATTGTTGACAATGGGGTCATTGCCCATATCCTTGCCATCGCTGCAAGTGACCTTGAAGCAGCGATGCCACCTGAGGTTGGTTATGATGAGCAAGGAGTATGTAATGTAAGTAAGGTGGTTGAAGTATTTCTACAGGCTGCATTACATACCCAGATTCAAGATGTGGACTTTAATGATAGGGAAGTATTATTGTTCTCAGTCCTAAGTTCAAGTACTATGCTTGGAATATCTGCAAGGAAGCTGGCATATAACAGTATGTTACCAGAAGTTCATGTAAGTATTCCTTATCTCTTGGCAGGAAGGTCACAGCCTACTCCAAGTAGAGAAGTACTAACTTGTGGTGTATGCCGTAGGAAGCTTAGGTCAGTATCTTCCGATGAAGGAACATGTACTTCATGTAAGGGGCTACTAGCTTCATACACAGCGTATCGTAATAGACCATTCTACCTACCACTAAATAGTCTCAACATTCCTTACATTGGTAAAGAGAAAGAGTACGAGAAAGTAGAGTATGTATATGAAGAATGGCTATTCCTTAGCGAAGCTTTAGGAATTACAGCAGAACCTGTTGTCCCAACTGACGGACGACAACCAACTTTAGAAATAAAAGAATACCAAAAGCCTATACATTAAGCAAGCTCTAAGTATGTTTATGGTATAATAGCGGTACATTAAGAAAGAAAGGTAAGAATGACATAGCAATTAAAACAACAACGGCGGTAGAAACAATAGGTTAATAGTTCAACAATAAACAAACAATAACAATAATCAATAAAGGATTAAAATATGGCAAAGCCAACATCAGCAAAACTAGGTAAATTCGTAACAGCAGCAGGACGTGCATTATTCTGTGGAGGAAATACTCCATCTCACTTCGACGCAACAAAGATTGAAGGAACAGTAATTCTTGACCAAGAAGGGCGTGACGCATTCCAAGAGTGGTTAGACCTTAACCTACCAGAAGCTTTGAAAGCAACAGGTATTAAGGCATCTCAACTAAATAACATCTTTAAAGAAGATACAGACCGTGATGGAAACCCAACAGGTAACTACCGTGTTAAAGCTAAGACTAAGCTAGAGTTTGGTCAGAAGTTCTATGATGGTTCAGGTAACGAGTTCAAGCCAGATGGTGAGTTCAAGATTCCAAATGGTTCTACAATTCAGATGGCTGTAGGTGTTGAGGTCATGAAGACTGCAACATTTACTGGTCTTGTTCTTCGCCTCAACGGTACTAAGATTCTTGAGTTCCCTTCATACTCAACTGGTCTTGAGACAGACACAGGAGCAACTGGTGGATTCAGCTATGATGCTGCAGCAACACCTGCACAAGAAGCACCAGAGCAAGAGGCAGACAACTCAGATATTGAGTGGTAAGGAGAGAGTTTGACCAAAGTCTTTATAAGTCTAGGTCTACAAGAAATCAAGAGCTGCCTTAGAGGCAAGCTTGAGAGGTATGACCTAGCAACAACACACGACCTAGAGTTTGTACAAGAGGTTGAATTAGCTGATATAGTTCTTACTGAAGTTAATTCAATTTACAGATTTGCAGGAACACCAACAGTTGCTCTTACAGATAACGAAAGCATTATAGATGAGTATGAGAACGTAGTTAATATAGCTATGTTCCCAACATCAGCCAATGACTTACCAGTTATCCATAGAGCTCTAGTAAAATGCTTTCAGTAGTATTTGCTGACATACACATTAACACAAGTAAATATCCAGACTATGAAGAGCGAAAAGTTTCTTTAATTAGAAAAGCAATTAAAGAATCTAAAGCAGATAAAGTAGTATTTGCAGGAGACATATTTGACCGTAACCGTCCAAGTATGGAAGACATAAGATTGTTCTATCAATTAGTAGAAGGACTACATAAGCCTATCCATATAATTGCTGGAAACCATGACCACACTACATTTGAGTTCTTACCTCAAACATCATTTACATATCACTCAGAAATTACAGTGATGGAAGATGGTGTGGTTTATATTCCTTGGACAAATATTCATGATAACTTCCCTGATGGTATAATATGCTACAGTCATGCAAGATGTAATGTACCACCACACATTGTTGAAGAGGTAAACATTCAGAAATTCTCTGATAGATATTCTCTCACTATCCTTGGAGACATCCACTCTCCTATGGCACCCTTTGATAATGTTGTATATACATCAAGCCCTGTACCAATACACTTTAAAGCCTATCAGAAAAATACTTCAGGTTATTTGCTTGTAGATGAAACTTCAGCAACTTACACAAGGAAATATATCAATGGTCTGGCAAAAATAAAGATAGTCACATCTGCATTAAAGCTTGGAGATACACTAAATAACCTTAGAACTAAGGGTGCCGTAGGTAACTTATATAAAGTAGTTGTAGAAGACTACCCAGAGAAGCTTGCTGGTATTCAAAAATGGGCAACTAAATCAATACGTATAGAGCCTAAAGTTCTTCTTAGAAAAGAAGAGGTATACGACAAGGTTAAAGAAGTGCTAGACCAGTCACTATCTATAGAAGAAGTACTATATGACTATCTGAAAGATAACTATAAGTACTTCAGTGTTGATATGGAAAATGAACTTAAAAGGAACATTCACGAATGATTGGATGGAAATATAAACGAAAACTTTACAAAACAACTCCAGAGGAGTACGAAGCTTTCGTTTATCTCCTTGAGTTTGAAGATGGTACTAAGTACATTGGAAAGAAAGTTTTTTATAGTATACGAAGAGTAAAAGTAAAAGGCAAGATGCGACGCCGAGTCGTCAAAAAAGATTCAGACTGGAAGACATACCTATCCTCGTCTGAAGTAGTTAAGAAGAAGTTAGAAGATGGGCATAAGCTTAAACGTCGTGACATAATTCATTTATGTGAAACACGAGGTGAAGCTACATACCTAGAGGTTAAAGAGATGTTTGTCCGTGATGTACTATGTGACAGCATATATCTAAACCTAAATATTCTTGCTAAGTTCTTCCACGGCTACTGCAAAGGAACCTAATGAACCAACTAGATAGATTAAAGAAATCACTTGAAGAAAGCTATGGCATTAACATAGATGATTTTCTAGTGCAATACACAGATGGAATTACAAAAGAGGAGATGATGGCAATACATAATTGTACATCATTCAAACTAAGACAGATTGCAAGTACACTAAACCTTCGATGGGCATCAAGATATCGTGCAAGTGATTATCAATTAATGCTGACTCGTGAAGATTCAGACACAACAGGAATGGCAGATGAGATTATTAAACTACAAGAAGATGTGGTGGCATATGAACATGAGCTTGGCCTACGTGACAGAGCATTGGTTAGAACCCGAAGAGAAGCAAATCGTCTGCGTAAAACCATGCGAGAGGAAGCTGTAGAGGATGTTATCACAGGTATCGTTGCTGATGCAGTGGCAGACCTTAAGAATGTTAAGGGTAAGCTAGTCCCTACCCCAGCTCCAACAATGGATGGTACAGACTTCATTCTGTTATCTGATATTCATGCAGGAGCTACAGTTGTTGAAGGTGATGTTCCAGATAACCAATTCAGTTGGGAGATAATGGAAAGAAGATTATCACAACTGTTTATGCAAGCAGCGGCTAACCTTAAGAATAACCATCTACACCTCTACCTACTTGGTGATATGGTTGATGGTATTATTCATGACTCTCTTGAGTCTGCAGATAAAAGTCCTGCAGAAGCAGTTAAAGATTTGGCAGCTTTGCTGAGTGCCTACATCTTAGCATTTGTGGATGCCTACGAAACTGTTAGTGTATACTGTCTTAACGGTAATCATTCAAGACTCTCAGAGAATATCAAACGTAATGCAAAAGGTTTTGACCTTGAGTTCTTACTCTATTCAATTATGGAGGCTCAACTAGGTTCAGCAGTAAGTCATTTTGAGTTATCAACAACAGGTATGATAGCAGCTGAGGTAGGCGTAGGAGTATTTGCAGGTCTTCACCACGGAGATAACTTCAGAGGCTCTGGAGGGATGACTCGTGACCTACAAATTCAAGAACGCTTCCGACAGATAGGACAAGACGTAAGTCACTTGATTCAAGGACACACTCATATCTATGAGAGCCGTGTCATGAATACAGGAGGCTTTGCAATTACCAATGGTTCTGTAATAGGAACCAACGGTTATGTACATACATCAGGACTCATACCAGTACCAGCAGTTCAGGTACTTGGTTCATGGGACTTAGACGGTCAATTAGACTCAATCACACCAGTTATTTTATAACTGCACACAAAAGGAATTTAAAATGGTAGCATGGAAAAAATTACACAAAGCAGACTCACTTGGAGAGTATGTAGAAAAGATGTCAGAAGAGCAGTTTATGGCGTTCTCAATTGGAGACGTACTTGATTACTCCACGTTCTTAATTATGCAGTCAAACTTTAACATTGACAAACTAGCAATTAACAGAGAAAAGTTTAGTAAGCCCAGCGTAGTTGCAGAGCTTGTTTATAAGAAGTTTAAAGGTGATAAGGCAGCTATGGAAGCATTCATTGAGTCATTCAATGAGTATGGGCAAGATGCTGAAGCTGCAGAGTAATGGAAAAGGCTAGAGAGAAACTTCAAACTAAACTAGACAAGGTTGATGCCTGGCTAGGGAAGACTGGAGAAACAACTAACCAGAATACGTTAGCAATGGTTGGGGTTGGGATGCTTATTGGAAGTGTCCTTACATCATGGCTGTCGTAGGAGCCTACGAGGCACAAGCTCAAAAGCTTGGTATCACTGTAAAGTTTATGAGGAAAGATGAGGTACATCAGGAAGTAGTTCTTGGTGTAACTTTTGTAGATACAGGAAAAAATCCTTATGAACTTAGAGTACCAACCAGGTTTATCAATAGCATGGAAGATGCCTATAAGGCAGCTCTTCTAGATAGCATGGCTTAAGTGGGGGACCCAAAGGTCCTCCTATAAACGTCTATACGTGTTTAAAGCCCAAGCACCTTCACCAGGTTTATGGATGAAATCATAGAACTCTATAATTTCGAGGATGTACTTACAGAGTATAGCTTCGTGATTATCCGAAACGTGTTCCATTAGTAACGCAGAGGACTTACCAGTCATCGCCATACCACATACTTTCTGCAACTTACTAATCGCTTTCTTCTTACCCTGCAAGGTAGCAAAATTCATTACCAACTCTTCGAGAACATAGTTCTCAATCAAGTCCAGCTTCAAAGCATAGTAAAAATATGTTGTATAGAAGCGTTCAACGGCTTCCTCTTTATTCTCCAACTCCCAGCCTTCCCACTTAGGGAAAAACTTTCGGCTGATACCTCTGTACTTACCTTCTTCAATTGAAGAGTATACTTCAAGTGCTCTAACATCCATCTAAAATCCTTTTAATTACCAACGTGCCTTCTCAGAACGCACATCAAAATGAGTAAATGTATTATATTTACCAATACCATGAGAGTCTGGAAACATTTCATCCAGAAACTCATAAACAATTGAAGGGAGAATACCCTTCACCACTACATCTGCAGCAATACCTCTTACGTGTTTAGACTTAGGTTTACCACCAACATCTTTATTGTGCTTCTCACATCTACACGCAGAGTTAATTGTGACAGGAGCATTGAAATGAGCACGCAACATATTTAATATCTGCACAAGCTCAGCATCAACTGCTTCAAATCCACAACCACACTTACAGGCAAATTCATGCCGTTTAAAAAATCCAAAAATCATTACTTACCTTTCTTAAAAGCTTTGCATCCAAATAACCTTACTGCCCAGTAATATACCAGCACCAGTAATCTACGCTCTCTTATAAGAAACCAATCTCCAACAGACACAAGCTCTCTCATATTTTGTAGAAACATTTCATCAGCAAACTTTCTATCTTCAGAAGTCTTCCCTTCGTCATACATAAAGTCATGTACATTACAAGCCTCAGAAACACTTACACCAAGCAAAGAGTTTGGAATATTAAATCCATCTCTAGCCCCACAACCATTACAAATTTCTTTGCAGATATCATCAGGGACCATTAAGTAATTCTTAGGGTAGTACATTTGTGAACTCCGCATTGTATTCTGTTACTTGTTCTCTATAGTAGTTGTCTGACTTACGCATCATCTTCATCCACTCAAATAATTTATGAGCGTCTTTACCACATATAGAACTATTGTTCTCAGAAGGTTCTAGGCGTATACACATCTCACTTCCACTCTCAGTAGGTGATAGATATGCTGTAATAGAAATAGGAGCCACCTTATTTATAGGCTTTATCTGAGGACATACAGTGGGCTCACGCTCACCACACCCACTTAGACTAAATAGTATAAGTGCCAACGCTAATATCTTTAACATCTTGTGCCTCCGCTTTAGCTGCAGCTTCTACGTTCTGCTTTTCAAAGTCTTGTGCTTTGTCTTTTGCTTCATGGTACTCAACGTCACTCTCTAGTTTATCTATCTTCATACCACGATACTTAAATACTGCGGCAAATCCTGCCACAACTATAGCTACAAACGCATAGAAGTAAACTTTAAATTGGTCAAACATTATGTACCCTTTGGGGTTGTTGCAAAGTTACCAATGATTAACGCCGAGAATGTAGCAGCACTGGTTGCAAATATTCCAGCAGCAGGACTTGGGTCAACACCATATAGTAGAAGCCCAAGGGATGCTGCTGGTATAATACACATCATCGCAAATGCTGCGGCAACGTACCTACGTCGTGCCTGTATCTTATCATTTAGAGTTGTCATAATTTTCCTTTATTGAGATTTTCATCTCTTGTAGAGATTGTTCAGCATGGCTGATATTCTGCTTATTAGCAATAACAATTTCCTTAATCTCAGTAACATCGTCATGAATACTTGAGGCGTCCTCTTGAGTGGAGGTAAATAATGTCATAATTACTGTGGCTATAACACTTATGGAAGCAAAGTTAATTGTTATAGCAAGACCTAAGCCCCACTTTAATCTAGCATCTCCACGCTTATCAATCTTAGTATCTATCTCTTCCATTTCTTTCCTAAAACTATTCAAAGCATTTTCAGTCCTATCATAATTACGTGCATGATTAGCAACAGAAGCTGCTGACTCACGAGCCAACGCCTCTCTTACCTCAATGAGGCTTTCCGCATTTCTTAAGGTACGGTCAGCAATTACATTGTAATCACCCATAGTTTCTGTAAGAGTTTTAACTGAGTTAGCCAGAGACTCAACACTAACTTCCATTCTACCAAGATTATTTTCAATGTCTCTTAGCCTCATTTCGTCAGTTTCATTGGTCATTACATTACTCCCATCTGGAGAATTATACCAGCAAAATCTGGTCTAGTATAGTACACTGTCATAGTTACTACATCCACATGAATCTGTCTTCTAGAAGTACCACTATCATTTGAGTATTCCATATGTGCTCCAAAATTAGCATTGTTAATATCAGAGTATGTCCAAGAAGCTCCCCACAAGTCTGTAGGTCCTCCAAAAGTTTTCCATGTAGGACTTGTTGGAATACCAGAGCCAGTGGCATAGTTACTGCCTTTATGCCCACTTGCTGTATCAAGAAGATATACTTGAGAATCAGAAACATTTCCACTATTTTCAGAGTAGTGGTATACATCCATCTTGATACCTACTATGGTAGCATCAGACTCAATATTAAAACCATATTGCTGTGGTTGTAGCCATTGTGTTACATCATTTTTACCTATATCTGATGTTGCATAGTTACCATCTTGAATTCCAGCATAGCTTGGATTACTCCATGCAGTGCCGCCTCCACTACTTTGAACTAAAGTAGGATTTCTTGTTGTATTAAAATCAGCCATTAGAAAACTCCCATTCACCTTTGCGTTCTATTGTTGGTAAAGTACCTCTAATATTTTCAATGATAAGGTATTTACTCTCAGTAGGAACTAATGGCGTATTTTTAAGTTTACGCCACAATAAGAGTATCTGCATATTTCCAACTTTATGCTTAAATAGTATTTCAATAACCCATGCGTTAATGTCAGGACTGTTATCTTTACCAAGAAGCACTGCGTTATTTAGCATCCAAGATACTGCATATTCATCAGTACTCTCAGCGTCAATTTTAGCAATAGCCTCACCGTAAGTGAGGTGCATATAGTCTGAAAAGAAAGCCTCTACATCTGCACAGAAACCTTCTCTTGCGAGTAGAGCTTGCTTTATGTAATATAATTCTGTATCTTTAGTAAACATCTGCTACCTCCTTAAGATAGATTTTGCATTAACTCAAATACATAGTTACCAGAACCATAGTAGTGAATCATTAGCATATCGTGTGCATTAGCTGTAGCTGTTACAGTCTTAGCAAGCCCATTCACCCACTTACCTGTAGGGAAAGTAAGCGTGCGTCCTCCTGTAGCATCCTGATGGATGTGTAAGTAGAAGGTTGTAGGACTAGCTGGCTGAGTTACAGCCAACGTGCTATTAGCTGTAAGAGTTACACTTTGGTATTGGCCATCATCCAAGTTCACAAGGATACTTGTAGCAGATGGAACTGCGTGAAGTGCTTCAAAACGTACACTCTTAAATGTAGTCTGTCCTTCAAGCTTTAGTGTCTGGGCAGCAAAGTCACCAGTAATCAACTCAGCTACAGAGTTACTAATTACAAGCTGGTTAGATGCAGTTGTAAGAAGTCTTCCTGCATTGCCACCTAGTAGAACATTATGCCCACCACTTGTAAGGTCAGCTCCTGCATTTTCACCTATGGCAACATTTGAGCTACCAGTAAGTGTGTTTGTAATGTCACTCTCTAATGCTTGAGTACCGATACCGATATTGCCATGTCCTGAACTTAAATACATTCCTGTATTATTTCCAGACATAATGTTTCCAGTACCTGTAGTAATAGCTGCTCCACTTGTACCAGTAGTATCATGGACAATGTTTGAACCTATGTACTTACCTACACCAAGAGGAGGAATAACCATAGAAGCTACAGCATCTCCAGCAGTATTAACAACTAGCATCTCATTAGCATTGTAAGAAGATGGAGTATCTCCAAGTTCTAGGAATGTAACATTATGAGGGTTGCTTGTAACATCAGAGATATGAGACTGAATGTTACTATTAGCTGGTTCATATACTCCAGTATGTAAGTGGTTAGTATCAGACTTACCACTTAAGGCTGTTGCTGTTGCATTGCTTACAGGTTTGTTGAGGTCAGAAGTATTATCAACATTTCCTAATCCTACGTCTGCCTTTGCAATAGTAACTGCTCCAGTCTGCCCATTAACACTAGTCACAGGATATGTGATAGCACCTATGCTACTACTTATCTCATTGTCAATCTTAGTGCTTGACCAAGTTTTACTTGTAACAGTAGTATTGTCATCAATTACTCCGCTAAGTCTTGCATCAACTCTTCCATCAGTATAGTAGAGGTTAGTTACACCTTCAGCAATATCATCAGAACCGAGTACTACTGTGCCTGTCTTACTATTAACAGAGTCAACAGGGTGAGTAATACTTGCAAACCCATTACTAATCTTAGAAGCAGACCAAGTTTTACTAAGAGCAGTTGAGTTATCGTCAATTACTCCACTTAATCTTGCATCAACTCTAGCATTAGTGTAGTAAAGGTTTCCATTTTCAGTAATATCTCCTGAGTCCAGGACAACTGCACCTGTCTGAGTATTAACACTTGTTACATCTGATACAGAGCCAAAGTCCTCAAACACAGAACCATTGTGAATAACATCATCACCTACATTGAATGTAATGACTCCTGAACCTAAGTCTCTTGTTCCACCAGTACCTACTTTGTAGTAGTCTCCTTGAGCACCAGTAGCATCACTAATTGATGGACTATTGGTATCCGCATTCCAACTACCTTTGTAGTTAAGAGAACCTGAAATTAAGCTATCTACTTTAGAAGAACTGTAGAGTGTTGTACTAGATGATACTGTATCAAGAATTGTACCTTGAATACGATTATCAGCTCTAGTATCTGTGTAGTACAAATGGCTACCTTCTGCGATATCACTAGTGGTTAGAACTACAACTCCAGTCTTAGAGTTAACACTATCAACTGGGTGGTTAATGCTAGCTATTGCATTTGATACCACATTCTCAGTTTTAGTTGAACTGTATAGAGTGGTAGCACTTGCAGTAGTATCGTTTATAGCCGCCTGTACTCGTGAGTCAGCTCTAGCTATCGTGTAGTACAGGTTACCATTCTCACTGATGTCACTTGTATCAAGAGTAACAACACCAGTAGCACCGTTAACACTTGTGACTCCAAGAGTACTCGCATCAAACCATGTGCGGTTACCAGCAGTATCACTTGCCAGCACATAGTTGTTACCCGCAGGTACTCCTAAGTTAGGCTCAAGAGTATCGCCATAATCGTCTACATACTTCTTGTTCACTAAGTGACTATCAAGTGTAGGAATAGGAGTAGTCTCAGTAGGTCCAGCAAGAAGCTTGACGTTACCAAGAGTATCAAGTCTAAGTGTACCTTCAACTGTACCAGAAGAATCTATACGAGTAATTCCAGCATCTCCAGTAGTTGTATCAACTCCAAAGATTGCACGAGGAACAGAGTTAGAATCTGTAAGGTGTAGCTGAGGTTGTCCTCCACTAACTGTGGACTGGATGTTAAGCTTAGCTCCAGAACCACTTACTATGTCAATATCACCAGTAACAGTTCCACCAGTCTTATCCAGCTTACCATCAAGTGCAGTATTCAAGTCACTCTGATTACTAAGTGTACCAGAGATATTACCCCATACAGCACTAACATCAGTATTTTGAATTGTAGTCCAACTACGTATACCAGTGATAGTAGATACAAGCACATCGCCATCATTGCTAGGATTTCCTAGTCCATCCTCTTTGGCATCTAGGGCATTTTGTAGGTCAGTCTGATTACTGATTGAGCCAGTTAATGAGCCCCACGAAGCACTTCTCTGAGACCAACTACGTACACCAGCGGCAGTGGATACTAGTACTTCTCCATCTGTAGCTGGGTTACCTATACTGTCTTCCTTAGCTAGGTCAAGGATACGTCCTTGGTTAGCAGATAGAGCAGCAGTTGCATCTGTACTATTGAGGCTATCAATAACATCAATTGTAGGAGTTGCAGCCCCTCCTCCTCCACTAGAAGAAAGAGATAGTAAATCCCAGTCAGCACTTACTACAGCTTCTTGGAATTCTATATCTATACCATAAGCATTAGTATTAGAGTTTGGTTGGTCAACTCCATCAAGCTGTAAAAATCCTACAACAGTGGCGAATGACGGTTGAGCACTCCAGTATCCTGATTTTTCAACATACTTAGTTGCAGCAGCTACAGGAATTGCAAAGGCTCCTGAAGTATTCTCAGTCTCGTCAATCTCTCCACCAGACCCTACGTTAATACGTGAAACAGAATACTCATAGTAAGTACCCATATCAGTAGGTGCCGAGTCAACTCTATATCTCTCACTTTTAGTAGAGTCAGAGGCTTGTATAAAGTTTATAACAGACTCAGGAATAATAGCTGCAAGGTCAGTACTTCTATCCACAGCAGCACCATCAGTTTTATTTATCCTAAGTATTGTACGGCCAAAGTTAGTACTCCAATTTCCAGCAGCAGGAATCACACTATTGCCATTGTCGTCATACATCCAATCACCATTGAATGTAGTGTACGAGCTTGAGTTAGAAGCTTCTACTTCCAATTGAATTACTCGTCCTGCAGGAATTACAGCAAGTCCAGCTTTGATTGTATTCCATTGACCTGCAACTAATCCAGAAGTTTCTACAACCTCACTAATAGGGTTATTAGGGTCAGTAATGTCAGATAAGACAAAACGATAAGAGATATTGGTACCAACTTCAGGTACCCATACTCTAACTTCTTTAATCCAACCATTCTTTGTCAACGTATATTGATGTCCTGAATATACAGAAGAGACATTGTCCAGTGTTGAAAACTGAGGGTCCTCTGTAGGTATAGCGAACTCTGGTGTTCCACTAGGTTGAGGAGCAGGTCTATCAGAGGTATCTTTGTTAGCTACCATAGACCATGCACCATCTAGCACAGTGTCATTCTTAAGGTATGAACCAGTTGTCCAGTAACCTTTCCATTGCATACGCTCTGCATCTCCTGCCGCCATAGCTGTTGCTGTGGCTGTACTTACAGGTTTGTCTAGGTCAGCTGTGTTATCAACATTACCAAGACCAACTTGTGCTTGAGTTACAGCATGTGGGTTATTTGTTGCTCCATTATGACTTGTTACAACTACCCCAATATTCCCAATATCAGTAGTGTTAGTGCCAATATTAGTTGTATTAGTTGCAATATTGGTTGCATTAGTTCCTATGTTAGTTGCATTAGTTCCTATGTCTGTGGTATTAGTTGCAATATTAGTTGCATTAGTTCCTATGGCTGTGGTGTTGTTACCTATGGCAGTTGTATTAGTATTAACATCTGCCTGTACATTGCCAATAGCTGTTGCTGTGGCAGTACTAACTGGCTTGTCTAGGTCAGCTGTGTTATCAACACTACTAAGACCAACATCTCCTTTGGCAAGTACTACATCTCCTGTACGTCCAGCAACGCTAGTTACAGGGTGAACAATGGCACCAACTGCAGCGGCAATAGACGTATTAATTTTTGTAGAACTCCAAGTCTTATCAGAGACAGTAGAATTATCTGCGATAATACCAGTAAGTCTTGCATCAACTCTTGCATCTGTATAGTATAGATTAAGAGCACCTTCATTGATATCATCAGAACCAAGGACTACTGCACCAACCTTACCATTAACTGAGTCTACAGCATTAGTAGAACCAAAGCGTTCAAATTGTGTTCCATTATGGATAACATCATCACCCTCTGAAAATACAATTGAGCCTGAGCCTAAATCTTGAGTACCTGCAGTAGTGACTTTATAGAAGTCACCATTTGACCCAGTATTGTCAGCGATTGCTGGTGTATTAGTATTAGCATCCCATCCACCTTTATAGGTCAATGAACCTGAAACAATAGCATCAATCTTAGCTGAACTATACAGTGTAGTTGTGCTTGATACAGTATCTTTAATAGCTGCTTGTATTCGTGCATCTGCTCTAGCATCTGTAAAGTACAAGTTAACACTCTCAGCAATATCAGATGAGTCAAGAGTTACAACACCAGTCTCACCATTAACTGAAGTAACACCTAGTTGGTCAGGTGCAAGCCAAGTACGAGTCCCTAAGTTATCTGAGATAAGTACATAGTTAGCACCTGCAGGGTTACCAAGTGAGTTCTCTTTACCAGCCAATGCCGTAACAGTAGCAGTACTAATTGGCTTATCCAAGTCAGCTGTGTTGTCTACGTTCTCAAGACCTAGCTGAGTCTTAGTAACACCATGAGGATTACTTACATCAGCTACATGATTTGAGATAGCTGTAGTGTTATTCTGAACAGGAGTGTCATTATACACAGTATCTGTAAATAATGCACCTGTAGGAACAGATGTTTCCACAGTAAGTCCATTAACTTTTTCTGCGTCATCCACGACACCACTATCATTAGTATCATAAGCAGCCTTAGACATATCTCCAAAACCACTTGTAGCTAGTTCATTTTCAGTAACAAGTTTATTCGTAAGGGTTACTGCACTGGCAGTATCAGCATCTTTCAATACATCACTATCATCATATACAGTATCAGTGAATAATGCACCTGCAGGTACAGCAGTTTCTACTGTTAAGTTATTTACTTTCTCTGCGTTGTCAACAATACCACTTAGGTTAGTATCATATACAGACTTCTGCATAGCATCAGCAGCATTAGCCTGAGTAAGAATTTTATTAGTTGGAGTTACTGGGCTTACGGTATCCGAATCTTTCAGCACAGCTGAATCATCATAAATAGTATCAGTAAATACTGCACCAGAAGGGACAGCAGTTTGAACTGTCAAACCATTAACTTTCTCTGAGTCATCAACAGTACCACTATTGTTCTGGTCGTAAACAGCCTTAGTCATATCTCCAGTTCCTGCAGTGGTAATCTCAGCCATTGTAGCAACTTTATTAGAAGATGTAACAGGACTTTGAGTATCTGCATCTTTCAATACATCAGAGTCATCATAGACAGTATCAGTAAATACTGCACCCGCAGGGACATTGGTAAGTACCTGACTATCATCCACCTTACCATCAAAAGAATTCTGAAGGTCAACCTGTGTTGTGATATCACCTAGGATTGCTCCCCAATAAGTACCACCAATATTAGAGTCTACGAACTCCATACCTTGACCATCAATAGTTACTACAGGAACTTGTCCTGGAGTACCAAGAGTAAGCGGAGTGTCTGTAAGGTCTACAAAAGCACCAGCTTTAAGTATAGGCCCAGCTACAACTGTAGTTGCTACTGTAAGGTCTTCAACTGTTACTTTTCCATTTTGCTCTTCTATTACTATAGTGCTCATACTTTTCTCTCCACATCCACGTCACCTCTAAGGATACGTGTAGTTGTAGCTCCAAGTGTATAGTCTGCTTGGTAAGTACCACACAGTCCATCATACACCTGAGTCTCATCAATATTAAACGTAATTGAGTTTCCATTTACAGAACCAACTACGTTAAGAATAGAGGTAAGAAACTTAATTCTTAACTCTGCGGTAGCTCCAGTAAGGTCTACTGGTAATCCATCATCATCCAATATACTAAAGACGATACGATAATCCGTTCCCTCTTGAATACATAAGTTGTATGTTGGTAAATCACATGTTGTTGCCATTTTATCCTCCTAAGGATGTGCTAGGGTTGCAGCCCTAGTTAATTGTTTGCTATCCTACTTTCGTGATAACCATTGCACAAGAGCCGCTATCTACATCCATTCGGTCATCATTTGTATTATACACGCTGGTCATAGTAAGTTCAACTCCAGCTGTGAAGTACTTTCTATTAGTAGCTGATGCAGGAACATATGTCCATCCAGTAGGAGTTACAGAATTATCTCTGCCAACACTCTCAACATGAACTATTCTTGTGCTCCCATCTTGTACAATAGTAGCATCGGTAAGTCCAACAGTAGCAGAAATATGTCTAAAAATAGCTCTAAGTTCTACCTCATATATTCCATCAACTGGGATGGTATAGATAGTTCTAGCAGCATTGAAACCACCTGCTGTATCCTCTAACTGTGCAGGAGAGAATGTAATAGGTGTTGAAGTGTGGTCATATACTTTGGCATAGAATCTAATAGCTGGTGTAGCTCCGCCAGGAACTTCCGTCCATAGACCATCTTGCCTTGCATATTGTTTAGTATCAACTGGGGCTTCTAAGAAACCACCAACAGCTGTATCAGTTGCATCAGGTACTAGTAAACCATTTTGCTGATACCCAGGAATTATATCAGGAGCTCCACCCATTACTCCATACTTATAAGAATATATATTACCTTGAGCCAATGTGATTGGGGCAAAAAGTGTAAAGGTATTAGTTACCACACCATTCTTATCATAAAATGCTATACTATCTATGGTGGCTGACGAGTCTGCCTTAAATGCAAAGATAATATCAGCAAGTATATTGGAGGCAAGGTCATTTGTAGAGTTAACATCCAGCAACCCTGGTGAAGTTCCTTCCATAACTGTTTGGTCATAAGGGACAATAGATGCTGCAGAAAAGATAGAAGCTACATCATGTAACACATCATATCCTATAGTGGTAACTTCGCTCCACGCACCATCTTGCCGTGCATACTGTTTAGTATCAACTGGGGCATCAGATAAGACATGTGCATCCACATACTCCTTAGTAGTTAATGCTTTCGTATCTACAATCTCTGCAAGTACAGAAGATTCAGCATAGACTTGACCATCATCATCCACTCTCAGAGCATTACTTCTGTTAACTTCATTGGAACCATTACCAACTTCAAATAACGCATTTGCTGAAACATTATTATACTCACCAACAGCAAGCCCATTTTCTCTTGCTATATTAATACCAGTACCTAAGGCTGTGGAGTCAAAGGCATTTTCTCGTGCAATATACAATTGGTTTTTACTTTGGTAAAAGCTATAATATTGTAAGTCAGGAAAAAATCTAAGTTGTCTAGTTAGCCCACCAGAATATTGGTATGCCACTACATACTCACTACTCATTGGGAGTATTCCATTAATACTTATAGCCTCAGAGTATACTACCTCTGCTGCAAGTAAAGCACTATTAGTATTCACTTTAATTATTTTAAGAGTAGCGTTACTTCCATTTGCAAATGTAGTGTAGAAATACCCATCATCAGAAATGTAACCATTAGCTCTTTCCCAAGTATATTGGTCCTCTTCTGCTTTTTGAAAATTAGTAAAATCAGTATCTGACTTAGCTATCCAAGACCTAAATATTGCATAGTTTGCACCACCATAATAAATTTGCCCATTACCATATGCTAGACATGTTACTAAATCGAACTGAGTAGTCTCTCCTATATAGGTGAGAGAGTTATTACTTACATCATATTTCATAGATGCTAGTCCAACATTAGGCATACTTGAAACTATTACAAACTCTGTACCCTGCATATAAGATACAAAAGTTCTAGCTGAAAGGTCCATAGTCCCTGTAAATCCTAGAGAGTTTGCAGTAGAACTTAGTATGGTGAACAGCAGAGTTCTTGTAGTTGCAGTGATATTATACTCTGAAACTTCTATACCACCAGCACTATAATTCCCCTGAAATACATAGAATATATTAGGGTCATCTGAAGCACAAGCACTAACAGATGAAGTAGATGAGCCAGGCATACCTAACCATTGTGCAACAATGGTTTCTCCACCATCATCAGTAACAAGTATATCTAGTGTACTTGTACCAGCTGGAAATATTGACCTACCAAGAGAGTCAATACTTCCACTCTGCTTTTCTGATATAACATTGAAACCATATCCTGGGTCTTTAATCTCAGGTGGTCTAGTGGTAGAAGTGTTCTTAGAGAACACACCAATATCTGCATCAATACCTTCGGTAACTGGAAGCTCAGACCAATCAGCATCTTTACGAACATACTGCTTACCATCTATAGGAGCTTCCTCCATCACACTAGAATCCACGTAGTCAACTACTGGCTGTGCAACAGATGAGAACCATACATCTGGTATAGGAAATCTTAATAATCTTTTTTCTCCATTATCTGGAACATAAAGAGTGGTAGAGTTTACCACAGCACCTATTGGATAGTAATTACCTGTAGGAGAGTGTGGCAACATAAAGTACTCAGTGTTGGTGTGCAGGTTATATAATGTGCTACTACACTCATCACTGCATGAATATCTACCAATTCCTACAATATCATTATCATTAATACTTACACGGAATCCAAAGTATGTGCCTCTACCATTTTTATTATATATTGTTTTGTGGAGAGAACCATCAGAGATATTGTATACATCTACCTTTCCAATGTTACTAGTAGTTCCATCCCAATAATTAGACATCCCGATAATTATGAAATTCTCATTAGAATCCATACTACTAATAGAGTTATAGTCCCTAGGTATCTCATATAATAGATTACCTTGAAGGTCAAAAACGTACACAATATAATTACCTATGTCAGTTATAACAATACGAGTTTCTGTAATACTAGCATGAGACCCAAAAGAAGAAGAGCTGCTTGCAGGTTTACTAAAAGAACTTCTAATAGTTCCATCCATATTGTACAAGTAAGTATCTGCACCCCTGCTAGTAACAAGAATAGTGTCAGAATTCATGGATAGGTCCTCTGCAAAGTAAGAGGTGATACCAGCAGGTCTTGGAACTTTTGTAAGAGTAGTAGTAGCTAGATTCCATAAATAGAATTCAACATCATTAAATCCAGCAGCTGTAGCATATTGTCCTCCAGTAGCTACCCTTTCTCCAATGCCTGTACCAGAACCGTCGTCATAACCAGTTACTAAAGTATTAGTAGCAACATCATAAATCTTTACATCATTATAATCATCTGTACCTGTAATATAATAAAGGTCAGAAGCATCACAACTCTCAGCATACACATCAATTCTACTAGTAACTCCTTGGACATACCCAGTAGTGTCAGGGTTTCTTGGTAAAATACTTGCTGACTCCAATGATTCTAATGATAGTTGTACATTAACATCTGTGTCAGAAAGTATGTCTCCAGAAAAACCAGCAGTGTCTGTAGAAACAGCAGCCGCAGTAACCTCTAAAGGTTCCCATTCTTTCCCTTGTCTTACATACATATCACCATCATCAGGTGCTTCTTCTAGACCATCACCAGCGGCATTATCAACGTAACTCTTCGTAGCAATACTATCATCCCCAGTTGGGGCATAACCAACTGGTAGTTCTGGATTGTCTGAAGTGAGTGCTAGTTTTGCAATCTCAGCTATACTTTTGTTATTCATATCAACTCCTTAAAGTGTTGCTTTGTATCTATAGAATGTTCCGCCTAAGCTCACAAACATATATGTCCCATCTTCGCTAAAAGATAGAGAGTATAATGGGGAAGTTCCATATTCAGAGTGCCAACTATTTCCAGAGTAAGACATTCCATTAGTTACATCAAATGGATTCGTAAGTGAGTATTCATATACTCTATCATCATCATATCCACCGATAAAAAGTTTAGTTCCATCAAGATTAAATGCCATGTTCTCCATCCATAAATCTTGAGGTCCTACGTTGTAGCTACCTTCAGCAACCTTTCCTAACAACGTCCAAGGAGTTGGTAGGTGGAATTGATGAATAAGAGCACTTGAAGAAAGTAGTTCTAGTACATACACCTTAGTACCATCTCTATTAAAGATAAGTCCTCCAGGCATGAAACCAGTACTGACCCAGAAGTCTTCTTGGTAGAATGCATCAGCTCCCGCAAAAGACCAAGCATCTGTAAGCTCAATAGTTAGTACTCTATCAGGGTCAGCATTAAGTCCTGTATTAGTTCCTACAAAACATTTCTTTCCATCAGCTGACATAAAGATTCCTCTAGGTCCCTGAGAGTAACTTACAATGGAAATAGAATTTCCTGAGTACGTCATCGTGGTCAAGTCCCAAGGAGTAGTTAAGTTATACTGTCTGACATAATCACCATCAGCGTCAACCAAAAACATACGGAGTCCATCAGGTCTCCATACATGTTGCAGTGGTTGGACAGCAGGTGATAAAGACCCTGTCTGTTGAGAAGGACCAGTTGCAGATAGTTCCCACCCAATAACAGGAGGAGCATAATTAGTTGCATACTCTAATAATATGGTATCTGCAGTTGCTGCAGTATATCTAAATACATCAATAGCTCCACCTCCAGAAGTAAGTGTTGGCTGCCCTCCTTGAAGTTTAAAATCATTATCAAATGTAACTGGATTATCTGCGTATGTTTGTCTAAGAGTAATTGTTCCAGTATCTCCAAGGGTCATTCCACTGGTTGTAATGGTTGTACTTTGGTCTATTGAAAAATCAAAGTAATTACCAAGAGAGCCATCAACTACTAGAGTTGGTGAACCACCATCCGTAACTACTCCACCTCCTGAAGAGCCTCCACCATCAAGTACCCAAGCACCATTAGTGTTGGTATAATATGTAGCAGTCTTTGCAACTCCTGGAGTTAATGTAAGAACTGCAGAAGAGCTAATAGAAGTCATTGTTGCTCCCACTGCATTTAGAAAAGTTACTGCAGCTGGGTCCATATCAGAGGTAATACTAACATTAAGTACTGGAGTTGCATTCTCATCAGTAATTTCATCTACCTCTACCGTACTACCTGGAGTAAGTGTAAGAGATACACCATTAACTTCAATAGTAGCATCAATAAATTTATCAGTATTTAAGTCAGAGATTATAAATCCAAGACCAGACATAGGTCTTCCATCAGGTTCTCCAGCAACATCATACCCAATAAATACTAAATTAAAACTAGATTCATTTGGACTAGGAGAAATTGTTCCAGATACAGGGGCAGCAGAAAAAGTAAGAGTACCATCACTTACATAGAAAGATGCAGGTTCTCCTACTATCTGAGCGTACCCTGAAGTGGTAACTGTTTCCTCTGGTGTGGATACTCCAGAAGTTATAAGTGCAAACTTATCTCCTGCAGTTGTTCCAGTAACAGGAATTAGTGTATCACCAGAATGTGTGACAACTTGTCTAGTCCAAGCTCCATCATACTTTGCGTATCTATCTGCAATTTTACCTACAGTACCACCAACATTAGTGACCTGCCCGTCAAAGCCATCTAGGTCATCAGGAGCTGTAGCACTCCAAACAACTGCATTACCTGAAGTTCCAAAAGTATCTTCAGCATACTTCTTTGTAATTAAGGCATTGTCCTCAGTGAACGTAGGATTAGGAGCAATAATCTCTCCAGATTGTCTAACCTCAATACCATTTTTATCTGCTAATGTATTACCTATACCAAGTACAAAAGCTGTACTGGCAGGGGGAGTGACATTAAAATTTCCCAATACTGTTTGTGTGTGGTCATTATCTATAGATGCTGTAAGATGCTCACCCACCAATAAGGTGTTACCAGTGCTTGCAGTATTATAATTACCAACAATAATAGAAGAAAAGTTTCCAGTGGTAGTTGTATTATTACTACCAAATACTGTAGCCAAACCTAAAGGTGTACTATTTGTGCTTCCAACTACTGTGGAATGTATACCAACATCATTACCACTTCCAACAGCTATTGATGCTGAATTAGTAGTATTATTAACTCCATACATTATTGCAGAAATATTAGCACTACCTATATATTCATTTGAAGAACCTATGGAAACACCAGAACCATTGGACATATCATTACTGTAACCAATAGCAACTACAGAAGTACCGTTAGAGTTTCCTGCAGTATTGCTTGAACCAATAGTAATAGCTTTTGAATTATTTGCTGTGTTGGCAGAGCCTACTGCAATAGTATCAGGAGCTAAGGCTGAACTACTATATCCCATAGCAATTGAATAATCACCAGCTGCAGTAGTATTTTGCCCACTAGAAAACGAATAGTCTCCTGTTGACCCTTGAGTTCCTGCAGAAGATTGTACTGATAAGTCAACTGCACCGTTACCTATATCACCATGATTAGCTGCTAATTCTTGAACTAGCCTCCAACCGTAGCCTACACTATCATCAGAAATATAGTCTAATCCAGAACCTGTGCTTGATGTAGGAAGGGAAACCCATGCTGCATCTTTCCTTACATACTCAGTACCATCGCTTGGTGCTTCACCAATACCTGCTGCTGGCATAGGAATCCATGTACCATTCTGTCTTACATATGGAGTATTGTCACTGATACTATCTTTTATAAATCCAGCATTAGTGACTACAGTTTCAATTGTCGGTGCATCCTCCCCTAGGAGGACATCTGTTAAGTTAATAGTTGCCATAAGGCTCCTTTTTAAATAATCCCATTAGGGGCTTGGAGTTACCACAATGTTCCCATTGTTTGTAACAATTCTTGTAAACGCATCATTTACAACATATAGTAGCTGAGGTGCTAAAGTATTACTACGAGCTTTTCTCATCTCAAAGGTAGCAGTAACTACGTACCTACCAAAACCAGCAGCTTTGGCAGAGTATCTTCCTATAAACTTAAATAAGTAGGTGTTGTAGTCAATGATAAACCAGTCAGCTTTAAATAGTGACATACCATTATTACATATATCCTCATAAAAATATCTAAACTTCATCATATCATCTCTATCCGCCATAAGAAATGTCAGAGTGACAATAGGATTAGCCCCAAATCTTTCAACTTGGTACGGAGCTATTAGCCCAGCTTCCTTAGTTGCTGCGTCAGAAGATTTAAAAGACGCAGAAGAGTAATTAGGTGCTCCTAATTCTTCAGGATATTTTTTAGGAAGTACTTCTGCAGAACTCATATTAAAAAGAATATCTACTTCTTCTGAAGTTATAGCCCTATTAAAGATTCTAAGTGTTTGTACTTGAGCTCCACTACCACTAAAGGCATTTCGTATCTCAAATATAGGAGTAATTCCAGAGTTAGGTGAAGGATTCCAATCTCCTAACTGCCGATAGGTAGCGTCACTTCCTATATAGGCCCTATAGAATCCATCATCGGTATATGATACTGCTATTGCATAGTCACCTGCAGGATTACCAGTAGACGAGAAGCTTTGGAAAGTTCCATCTCCCCAACAACTTATGTCTATAGTCCCTACAGTATTATTAGTTACTCTAATACCATGACTTGCTTGTGAGTTAAACAATGTAGCTGCTGCAGAATTTGTTAGACTTACTACCATAAAATAAGAAACAGCAACACTATTAGGGGTAGTAGGATATCCTAAGAATCCAGGAGTTGAAACATCTACAACAACCTTTTGTGAATCAGCTATTGAGTTATATCTTAAATCTATTGAATCTCCGTATGCTCCAGGAGCATACTTAATATCTTCTTCTGGAATAGGTACACCATACCCATCAGTTACTCCACCCATGCCAGAGAAAATATCTTTACCATTCTCAAACATAGGAATATAGAATATCTGAGAGGCATCATTAAATGGGTTATTTGTATCTCTAAGCATTTGGTGTCCTACTAATAATTTCTACATCTATGTTTACTTTATATAGTGACCCAGGAAGTGGAACTCCAGAGTACCCACTAGTAAATCTATAGGCTCCATAGATTAGCTCACCATCAAACTCCCATGAAGCATTAAATGATAATGAACCTTTAAGAAGATTTACTTCATAGAAGTTTCTAAAAATTTCATAAGAACTAACTGATTCAAACAAAAAAGAGGCAGCATACCTAGGGGTTCCTTCAAACCCTCTACGTATTCTATTTCCTTGGTCAAACTGTATGTAAATATTTGTGTTAGGTCTAGTCATAGCCCCAGTATCTAATGAGGGGCTTGGGAGTGTTAGTGGATAATCGATAGCCATAGTTCCTCCTTTAGGTAATGGTTACACTATAGTTAGGTGAATACTCAGATGATGCTGATACTGCTTCATACTTTCTTCTAAGCACTAGCTTGAAGTTCCAAGTACCTGTAATACTAAATGGATGAGTATATGGTGAAGGAATATCTTGTGCTTCTGCTGAAATTTCATTTTCAAAATACAAGTCTACAGCGTAGTCATTACTTGCAGTTCTTGCATATGTGGCTGTAACACTGCCTGTACCACCAACTATATTAGTTGACGTGAAGGTAGATGGAACATCCATAACTGGCTCAATTAGTGTATCACTATAAATATCACCATATAGGTTACTAGCTAATAGTTTGAACTCATGTAAGTCTCCTGGAGACAGTCCAGTTACAACATGTCCTGATGTAATAGCTCCTTGAGACACTCCATCAACTATAAGCACTACTTGTTGAGCACCAGCAGCACTTAATGAATATGTAACAGTAGCTTCTCCTACGCTCTCTGACACAGCAAAAAAGTCCAAGAACTTAACAGGATTAGTGTATAAATCTGTGTCATAATTACCTGCAGTAATAGAGTAAACTCCTTGCCCATCCGAGGTAACTTCAAGCACTTTATAGTCTTTAACTACGTGGTCTGTAATACCAAGAGATAGGTAAGCACCTTGCTCACTACCTTCAGCTACCGCTAAATAGTTTGGAAGCCCTGTGGTATCATCAAACTGTATTTGGTTATCAGATATCTTTGTCATATTATACTCTGGTGATGCAATTCCTGTAGGTGACCTAAATATAGCCACTAAAGAAGTTTGTCCAGCAAGTCCTCTTGAGTCACTTAAGTAATAATCATCTAATGTAATAGTTCTGTTAATAACATCATAGTGTATAACTTGAGCACTATCTCCCCAGTTAGCAAACCTATGAGTAACACCAATTCTATCCTTAATATCAGGAATCATTGCTTGTATATCAGAGGAGAACTTAACAGTTTTCGTAGAAAGTTGCTGGTTATTATATGTAAACTTCGCTGACTTTAAAGCAACAGCCTCATCAGTACAGCCAACCAACTCTCTAGTTTGTGGATTAACCGCATCTATTGGATGACGCACAGTAGCTTCTTTAAACGTATAAGGGTCTCTATACTTTACTAGCTGACCATCATATGTTGTATTTCTATTAAACAAGTATGAGATAGTTAGACTATCTTTAACAATATTTGTCTCGTTAAACAATGAGCTTCGTATATCTTGAATCTCTTCTATTCGACCTCTAACAGTTGGACCATCAAGAAAGATAGTCATTTGTGCTGGAGTTGCAAGGAGCTTTAAAGCATCCATAACAACCATAGGTCTATCTATAACTCCATTGAACTCTGCCTCATGATAGTTAGGTCTTAAGGCTTCTGTGAGCATTTCATATTTATAATAGTTATTAAGTAGCCCTGTGTATGGAGTTCCAAAAAAGTACCCAGCATATGGTGAGTCTATAGCAATACATGGATACCCAACATTTGGGATTAATGGTTCGGTAGAATCAACTACCAGAAATCCATTATAATAAACTCTCCATTTAAGAACTGAGTCTACTTCCTTAGTATAAAAACTTCCAAGTGTAAAATGAGTACTTGGATATAGTACAGTATCCTTAGTACTTTGTATAATTAAGTCTGAGGCAGGTAGTCCTGCTCCGTAATCTGACCTTGTATAAATATCTCTGATACAGTCAGAAACATACTTATCAGGAGCTTCTGCCCAACAGTTAATTGTTTGATTATTCAAAGCAGAAGTCTCAGCACTTGAAGTTGTCTTAGTCCAAAGCACAGTTATATCACCGTAGTCTTCCGTATCAATACGCTTATCTACAATAGCCTTTACTTTCTCAATAACTAAATCATCTTTAACATAGTTAGATTGTGAATCTGGAGAACGTGTTATTTTCAAAGTTGCAACTAGACCCTCAGTTGGTGCACCATACTGTGGTGGTATACGGTATCTAAAGGTTTTACGAATTGCTTGTTTACTAGTTCCTGTAATGCTTTCAGTAAAAAATTGATTAGATACAGTACCATTAGGCTCAGTCTTTCTAAGTATAAAATTGATATCTACAGTGTATGGTGTGAGATTTCCTGTAGTCTGATTTGCCTCATACAATCCTCTAGGAAATACAACATCTACTTCAAAATATGTTGAAGCTTCTTGTGTAGCATTAATTATTTCAAAAGGTCCATAAGCTGTTGTTAGGTCAATAGTAAATCCAGTCTCTTCAAGATACCCATAGGATTCAGTATTAACACCTTCAGATACAATACTTTGGTTTAACCAATTCTCTCCACCTTGTTGGTACGGAGGATTTGAACAAGATTTAGTTGATGCAGTATTACGTATTACTCTTAAGTTATAGAAGATACCTGCAGAGATATGAAAGGTTATTCTAGCTTGTCCAGAAGGATTAATACGTTTGTTCCATGCCCAGAAAGTTTCATTATACTCACAGTACTGTATTCCAGTGACTACATGATTTCCAGAAACACTAACTGACATCTTACCATTACTATTATCAGTAGTATTATTAGGTTCTAAGTTAAAGCTAGTTGTAATAGTAATAGTATGTGCTAGGTTATCGACAGCTGCTACAGTATATGCTCCATTATTACGAATAGAATCTCTAACATTAAATACTGACCCAATTAGAACAAAGGATAAATCAATAAATGACCCATCATCTTCTGCTGAAAAGGTAAGTGTATTCCCAGAGAATGTACCACTTCTTTTAGCAACTACAGGAGATTGTCTTACTTCTAGATTGTGGATAGTAGGACAGTCATAGACTCTCATATTATAATCTGGGTCTATCGTATCATTAATTTCTTGCTGAATGTCATCAAATGAATCTTGATACAATATCTTACTTATCATAGGAGGGCTAACAAGGTTATTCATGTTAGTATCTCCAAGGAGGGTATCTGTTACAGTAACACTTCCAGCAGCTACACACATCAAGTTATATACAACTTTATTATTATCAACATACTTTGTATATGATTTTTCAATAATAGTTGGATATATTCTAGCTCTACCATATAGAACTGGGATAGGATTTCCAAGTTTAGGTGAGTTTGATTTTATATTTAGATTGTATGCAACTGACCCAGATTCTGAATTCTTATTTTGGTAGTTAACCTCGTACTCTGTTGGAGGTACCTCGGCAAACTCTTCTATAATATAATCAATTACCCAGTTAATAATCCACCCAACTACATAAGCAACTATTGCACCAGCAAGAGCTTCTACTCCTGGATGGTGGATAATAGTGTATGTAATATCTTTATCTGAAGAAAACGCAATATCATAGTCATCTAACTCTACTATATTACTGCCTTCAAATATGGTAGTTGGTTGTCCTTCAAATCCTTTAGGAAACTCTTCTTGTAAAAATTCTATAAGAGTACTTTGTGGTGCATCTAGAAAAGTGTAATCACTTGGATGCATAACATTTTTTACAACTTTAATCTTTCGCATGGTAGTACCTTACTGCAGGATATTTTGCTAGTATCTTGTCTAGTGGGGTATACATTACAGAAGGGATTGTGGCATGTATCATACCTCCCTGATAGTATACTCCAGCATGGTAAAAAAATCCCTCATCTCTACCTAGCATTATAATATCTCCATCAGTAGGAGTATCTACAATTTCAAAATCTTTCCAATACCTTTCATCACTAAAGTACTTAACACTTGCTGTCAGTGATGCAGGAATTTCTAACCTATACGCTTTAGGTGCTAGTTCTGTAACTAGATGCCAGCAATGAAAGTGTCTATCATCATATGGTTTACCTATTAATTCTCCAGCCTTTTTAACATCCATTATGCTACTCCTTTAAATATCCAAGCATCATAATTTCTTGCTGGAACTTTTATACCAAACAGGTCTGTACGTACAGCTGTTGTGGTTATTGTTGTTGAGGTAGCAGAGACATTTGCTAATTCAAGCGTTAAAATATCAGACTGAGGTCTGGGATTACCTTCTAAATATGAAGCGTATTTCAGAATAATTGGTGTATTAATATCTTCTACCGCTCTCTCTAATTCTGTAATTGCTCTACCGCCAACATCACCTATTACCAATTGTAAATCTTGCTGGTTACTTCCTTTTGTAGGCGTAGTAACTGTAAAAGATGCAGGAAGAAACGACTGAGTAGTTCCATCAGAGCTTTCTAAAAGTAGCACTTCTGGGTTAGCTACTAAGTAGATAGTTCCAGTGAATAAGTAATGATGTAGTTCTATCACCTCTATAGCTCTAACAGCTATAGGGTTATTAACGTAGATGGACTTTAGCTCTTCTGAAAGGCTCATCTTGACACTCCAAATGTTGATTGAATAGATGTACCGACAGGGCCAGTACCTCTAGCTATTCCAGAAGCAATTGAATTAGTAACAGTATCTATAATAAATTGGATATTACCCTCATCATCAGTTGCTGTAGTAACTTCTGCAGATGAATTATTTATAACTGAAACATTAACTACTGGACTTTGAGCTTTGACTCCTAAGTCTCCGCCACTTGTTCTTGTTAGTGGGACAATGGCTTCAGGCCCTGCCTCACCCATCATACCTGTACCTGAAGACATTGGGAATAGCGTAGGGGAGCTTACAACTCCACCTTTAGCATACGCTGTAAGTTGGCTACCACCAGAAAAGGCATTACCCTTCTCATTAAATAGGCTTACAACAAAATCTCCAACAGCACTTCCAATACTGCCAGAAGCACCATCTCCCATACTTTTCTTTATAGCTTCAACAATCGGTCCCATAACTAGTAACTCTATAATAATTCTATTTAGTGCAGTTCTGAAACCTTTAGCAGCATCTGCCCAACTATCAATACCCTCCAACGAATCAGCTAATGCTGAAGACATTGAGGAATTGAATGCATCAAGAGCTCCTACCATTAATTTAGTATTTATTGATACTTGCTTAGCTTGTCTATCATAAAGTACATTTTGTTTTGCTATAAGTGCAATCTTCTGTTCTTCTGTTAGCTTAAATTTATCAGCCTCTATAGATAACGCCTCGTTAGCCGCCAACCTATTGGCCTCAATAACTTGTAGCTCTTTGGCAGAGCCTGTCATAAGAGTCATTGCATCTAATTGCTTTTGTAAAGATGCATCACGTTTATTATAATTACTATTTTGAGCAAGTGCTACCTGCTCTGTAACTTTAATTACATTAAGACGTGCTTCTTCTTCTTTAGTCTTATCCTTAAGAGCTTGTAACGTAGATTTCTCTGTCTCAGCAGTAGCTCTAGAAACATTATGAATAGCAATAGCTGTTTGATATTGTTGTTCTGCTACAGTAATCTTATCATTTTGGTCAATAAGTGCCTGAGCATCTATACCAATTTGTTTAACTTTCTCTTGACTTGTTGATGTTTCTAGTTTTAATATACGGTCTTTGGCTGATAACTCAACATTTGCTAATTCAGTAAGATACTTAGCTAAACCAATTTTTTCAATAATGATTTTGTTAGCAGATTCAAGTGTTCTGGTAATCTTATTGTGTTCACCAAGTTCCTTCCCACTAAGAGCTGCACTCTCTTGTTTACGAGAAACTATCTCTTTCTGTATAAGTGCAGAGTTCTTCTGAAGTGTGATAGCCTCATTACCATCAGCAAGCCCTTGAAGAAATCCTCCACTATCGTTATTATTTTTAATAGCGTTATACTGTTGGTCAATACCTCTAAGCTGCTCATTAATCTGAGCAAGAGGTTTAGTATCAACTGCGAAGTCAAATAGTGAATTATCTTTAAAGAACTCTTTAGTTGCTGCCACAAGATTACGAACATCTTGTGTTGCAATCTTAAGATGTCCAATAGTATTTTTACCTACTATTGGTTTTTTACTGGCACCATCTTTAGCTTGATTTAGGTCTGTAATAGAGCGATTAAGAAATTTAATCTTCTTAGTAGACTCAACGATAATAGCTTGTTCTTCCTTAAGCCTTTTATCATAGAAGCCTGTTTTTATTTCTTTACCCTGGCTCTTCAGATATGCAATACGTTTTGCTTTCATCTTTTCAAAGTGAGCAATTTGTGATTTAGCATCTAGGATAAACTGTGTATGTCTAGCAACTGCAGCAATTGCTTGCTTCTCAGTTAACTTATCTTGTTCTGCAAGTACTTTAGATTGATTTCTATATACTCCAGATTCATCTTCTAAAGCCTTCCGTTTATCTTCATGTGCTTTTTTAAGTTTAATTAATGAAGTAAGTTGTACAGCAGAAGTAGCTACTAAAATCTGTTCATCAATAATAGCTATCTTATTGCTTTCTTCTCTAGCCTCTGCAAGTTTTTGATGGGCTTTCCACATTTTAGCATAAGCTGCTGGACCACCATCTATGAGGGCAGCCATACGTTCAAGACCTTCAAACAGGCCTCTGGAAGCACCTGCTGCAGTATCCATTTCTATAACTAAGTCTACTAGAGTTAGTTTGAATTTTTCCCATGTAGCAACATATCCTAGTAGGATTTTATCTGCTGCTTTAATTCCTTCATGTGTACCATCAGTAAGCGTTTTGATATTTTCAGAAATACCTTCAGACTGTTGTCTTAATAGTGCCAATGAGTTACGCTGTAGGATATTCATACTTGCAGTTATACGGTTAAACTCTTCACGAGTAAGCCCTGCAAGTTTCTTACTTAGCCCGATAAGAGCTGCATTGGAACGCTCTCCACCAGCAGCTAGTTCAGCCTGGAAGTTTCCTTGTACAACACCAAGCTCTGTGAAGAATTTGTTAACACCCTTTGAACCATCAAGGAATGTTTTCGTAAGTGAACGAATCTGTGTACCAATTGTTGATGCGTTAACACCTGCTTTGGAAAACTGAGTTGCAACTGCAGATACAGCATCAACTGTAAGTCCTGCAGCATCTGCTGCGGCCAAAGCGTAGTTTGAGAATGTTTGAATATCTTGAGTTGATAGTCTTGATTCATTAGCCATGAACGCAAGTTTATCTCCTAAAGTTTCAACAGTCTCTCCGTACTTACCAAATACTTCAAGGTAAGATACGATAGCCCCACTAGATACTTCAAGAGTATCACCAGTAAGTTTTGCTAACTTAATAGTAATCTCAGTTGATTTAGCTAGTTTGTCTTGAGCAACACCAGCACGTCCAAGTAGGATTGCTGCCTGGTTAATACCTTCAAAAGTACCACCATATGCTTTACCAAGACCTATTAGTTGGTCTTCAAGCTCTTTTGCAGCTGGGATAGATAGTCCATTAATTACTGCGGCCATTGTACGGCTTGCAGTATCAAACTCTACAATTGCTAGAGCACCATCACGAGCTGCATTAGCAACAGCAAATAGTCCTGCGGCTGCTGCAGAGTATTGTGCAGTAGTCTTTACTTTGTGAGCAAACGTAGTGTTACCACCAGTTCCTCCTCCAGGTCTAGGAGCACTATTTGTAGCTTGCCTACGTGCCTGAGCGTTTGCTGCAGCGGCTAGAGCAAGCTGTGTTTTAGCCTGTTGTACTTGACGATTATTCTCAAGAGCAATCTTATTCTTTATTCTTAGAAGCTCAGCAGCTTCTTGAGTAAGACGTTTAGCATCCTGAACAGTTGAATCATTAAGAACAGCTTGTTTTCTATTCTCAGTATTTATCGCATGGTCAATTGCTAATTGTTGTTTTTTAGCTAGAAGTGTTTTATCATTAGCAAGCAAAGAGACTTTATCAAGACGTGCCTGTTCTTTATCTAAAGCAAGTTGGTTTCTCTGTGCAGTTAGTGTTGAATTATTGAGTCTAGCCTGTTGTGAAGCCAGTGATATTGCTTCCTTGTCAACTGCAAGCTGAATCTTCTTAGCTATAATAGTTGCATCATTTGCGATAGCTGTTTGTGATACTAGAGAGTTGCGTGCTTTATCTATAGCAAGTTGTGTTCTAGCAGTCTGTAAGCTTTTATCATTGGCAATTAGTGCCTGAGCTGCAAGGCGTGCTTTCTCTGCTGCTATCTTAGCTGCTGGAGAGTTTTTACGAATCTGCTCTTCTTCTCTAACCTTCTTAGTAATATCAGATTGGGCTTTTGAGATTTCAATAAGAGAGACTTTAAGTTCTTTTTGTAATCTCTTTAACTTATTCTTAGTCCTCTCTTCAAGCTTCCAGCCCTTAGCATTCCTATTACGAATTAGTTGTAGCTGTGCATCAACTGCCTTAGCAGCAGCACGAGCTTTATCAAGAGCTGCAGTATAACCAGCTGCACCATTAGGTCCTGCAAGTTCTTTAAGCTTATTTAGTATAGAAGAATAACGAGAGTCTTGCTTAGAGAGTCCTTTAAGTAAGTTCTCAGCCTCCTTCTCTACTTCTTTTGCAGACTGCTTATCAACAGTAAACACTGTTTGGTATTCAACCTTATATACTTGACCTGTACCTGTAACTGGCATTTGCTACTCCTATTTAGTATCTTCTGATTGTCCTTCATAGTACTTAGCAACCTCAGACATCTTCTGGGAAGCTACTATGAAAAATACAGTTTGATTACGAATACCTCCATCTTCTGGAAGTAATGATTGGTTCCTAAAAATATATGCCTCCATTGCTCTGTTACTCATCAGAGTATCAACTAACCCTATTGGGCATACAGTTGATACTCCATCAATAGTATCATAACGAATGTCAGGACTATATCCCTCTTTATTAAGGAATGGACAGTTCCTTAATCTATCTAATTTTCTGGATTGACAGGTCTCACAGTTCCAACTTTTATCTGAAAACCTTGGGTTGTGTTGAGTGTATAACGACGTACTAAGTGTAGCTATTGACTCTGGTGTATACATTGATATTTTAAATATAAACTCAAGTAGTTCCCCAACCATCTCTGCAGGAAGTACTGATATAATATCTTTAGGTTTAACGGGTAAACCTTTAGCATCTATAATATTCCTATAGTCAACTATACAATATTCAAAAAGAGTTCTCTCAATAGAATTAGAGTGTACTCCAGAAAGCTTACTGATTTCATCGGATAGGTGGTATGTAGAAAGAAAGTGGTAGGGGAATGTACGAATTAAGAACTCAGCTGGAGATGTGTCTCCTCGCTGAGCCTCTGGAGTATACCAGAGTTCGGTATGAAAGATTGCAGGTAGCATTGGAGCTACTCTTCAACGTCTGCAAAAAACAATTGGAATGTAGATGGGTCTCTACTAATTGCTGAGATTGCGTTTGAGATTTCAGTAATCATGTCTGAAGGAATAATTCCAACTGACTCTGCTGCTGCTTCTCCGCTGATATCTTTTACCAGCACATGCTCTTTGCCATCATCATCATTAATGTTTTCCCAAGAGACGAGAGTCTTTTGAACAACTTTGAATGAGTATGAACCTGACGCAAGGAACATTGTATCTTCACCTTTTTTAACTACTACTTCATCTTCAAGTAACAATAGGTCACGAGAATCAAGAGGTTTAAGATATACTGTGAATGGGTTTTCTTGGCCCTTCTGAGAAGAAGGGATAAACTTATGTCCACCTTGTGGAGCTGAATTAACTACTAATGCCATGAGCATTCCTTTTATTGTAATACTATATTTTTGTATAGCTTAAGTGGTAGGCCCGAAGGCTTACCTATAAGTTATACTGTTGGGAAGTAAACTGTAATTGTACGCTCGTTACCAACACAGTCAGGTGACTCAGCTTCAAAAGAAACCTCGTCGTATAAGATACCTGCATCATCAGTACGAGTTACTGTTACAAATTTCATTTGTGGAATATAAACACCACAAAGGATAGGAGCACCAGCATTACCGTCACGAAGTTCTAAACTGAACTCTCCACGGACAGAGTTAAGAAGAGCATCAAAATTTGTTGTACCAACGTACTCAGTTTTGAATGTTCCACTTACAACTTTTTCTGTACCAACTTTGTTAGTGATACCATCAGTTGTAATACTAAGGATATCAGTGTTAGTTGTAGCAACATCTACTGCCAAGTCTTGAGCCGTATAAGGAACTCCAAGAATTGTAACAACAGCATTCTTACCAATTACTGGAGTAAGAATATCACAGTCAAGGTTAATTGCTGGTGCTGGAGTAGTTGTTCCAGAACCTGCACCTGCAACTGAGAAGTCAGCAGTAGCAATACCACCAACTGGGAAAGCCAGTGCAGCAGTCTCAATCATACAACCACGATAGTCATAATCAATGTTATCGCCAGCAGTAGGCTTTAGGTGCTCACGGATAAGAAGTGATTTTACTTCAGTATCTGGGCGAGGCAAGATGAATGAAAGAACACCACTTGCTGATTCTCCACCTGTAGGAACTGCAGAAAGTGCTGGAGTTACAACCAAGTCGTTAGTAGAAACTGAAACAACTTGTACATACTCTTTAGCACCACCAACAGTTACCTCAAGCATCTGACCACCAACGATACCAGTAGCATCAGTTAGTGTAAAGTTACTACCATCAACAGCACTTGCGATAGTTGTTGCAGTTGTGCTTGGAAGCTCAACACCAATACCATTTTTGTATAGGAGTTCAGCGTTAAGTACACCACCTACTAGACCTGAAATCTCAGTAGTAATATTTCCTGAGCTAGTTTCTTGTCCAGCAATAGATGCTAGTTTAACGAGTGAGTTACGAATAACTGAGCGTTCAATTTGTTCGATATCAATCGAAATATCTCCAGCTGTGTAATCAAAATAGTCTGCGTCTGTAATGACGGTTGCTGGGTCTGCGTATGTTGCCTCTTCTTGAGCGGCGAGGCTTCGGCCTTTAGTTAAGAAAGCTATGATAAGTCCTTTAAGTTTATATTGGGGATGGGTAGGCCCTAAGGCATCAGGTACATGGGTCCATTTTTACACGGACTTCAAGTACGATTGTGGCTCCACGTACGGGTGCCATCTCAGCATGGTCATAGTTAACAGATACAATATCTCTATCAACTATATATTTCCAAATTTTGTTGTCATTTAAGATAGATGACTCAAGAGAGTCTACAATATCCATAAGAACTAAATTATCTTCACCAACATTGGCAGCAACATAGACACTAAATAACATAGTTCTTAGGTATCCAGCCCTGCCAGCAGAGTTTGAGTCAAGTGTAAATACAACTGTCTCAAGGGTAACATCTACTGCAAGGTCTTCAGTAAGTTCTGAAAGTGGAGTAATATCATTCACAGTTACTTTAGGTTGTTGTGAGCTTGCCGAAATTAATTGGGAAAGCTCTTCAATAATTTGTCTAGTAAGTTGTGTACTCATTCAAATCCTCCATACTGAAGTCCCTCAACAGGTTGTAGAAGTTTCTCTACTCGTTTGCTAAGTTCCTTATAAATTTTCTGCTTAAAGTTAAAGAACCTACCTTGGATGTTATCATTATGATATTCTCCATAGTTAAAATCTCTTACAGTAAATGGCACAAACTCAGCGTATGCACCTGCTTTAACTATTGGGTGAGTTCCACTTTTAGAAACTCGTGTATATGTTCTATGACCCAATGACCTCTCAAGGAGTCCAGAACATCTACCAGGGTACCCACCTGATGCTGAGTTCTGTGGACCATTCTTAGTTGCACAAGGGCTACTTAGTTTTACCTTAGCCCACTGTCTCCATAACGCAGCAGAGGAAGCTAATTGAGAACGAAGTTTAAGAGCATATTTTTTGGCTACACCTACATTAACTGCTTCCGCAATATCTAATAGCGTTTTACCTTTACCTATCTTTGTCTTCTTCTCAAAATGCATTAACATTAGATAATCACTGATGCTGTAGGGGAATACATTCTATAAGTACTTGTGATGATATCTGGAAACTTATCTGAATAAGTAACTGAACCACCACCAGGATTTTTTACAGAGTCAATAGTTGGTACGCTTTTTGTCTGTTGCTCATACTTAAATTTAGCATGAGAGTACATTGCGTATACTAGGTCAATAGGAATATCATCAGGAGTTTCGTACTCATCAATATCAATTGCATGAACTGTCTTAACGTACTGAAAGACCATCTTAAGAATCATTGAATAAGTTTCTTCAGAGATATCAGAGATGTTCATCACTGACTTGAATTGTGTGAAAGAGAAACTCATCGGCTACTCCTCTGTGGGAACAGCTTTCTTAGTTCTCTTTTTACGGACAGGTTTAGCTGGTTCTACAGCCTCTGCCTCTACGACTAGTGTGAATGTTTTCTCACCAAATGTCTTGATATAATACTCAGCAATGCCATCTTCTAGCTCATACTCAGTACCTGGCTCAAAACGCTTACCATTGGAATTCATGGCACCTGTACCATTATAAATAACTTTCATGTTTATCCTTTGTGTTAAGTTCCAGTGGGAAGCCCGAAGGCTGCCCTAGGAACCTAATCGTTAGATTAGATACGGTTTACGTTGATTCCAACAACAATGTTCTTGCGAGTTGCGTCGATTGCAGTAGGGTTACTGTCAAGACGGTCGAAGCGAGAGTTGAAGCCAGCACGTACACTACCAGTAGTGATGATGTGTTGGTTTACAATGTTACGGTCAATTTCCATAAGTGGTGTACCAGTTGCGTAGTAAACACAAGTCTCACGGTTAACCATTACGATTGAACTGAAGTCATCAGCAGTTCCACCAACTACACCAGTTGCATCAACTTGTGGTAGGTACGGAGTCATAACAACAGGAATGTTGAATACAGAGTCTACTGGAGAACCAAATAGAGTTGCTGCACCAGCTGCTTTGTCACGAGTCAAGAATGCTGGAAGCATACGTAACTGGTTATAAGAGTTTTGGTCAACAAGAATAACTACGTTACCCATTGATACTTCAAGGTCGTCTAGATAAACGCCACCAGCCTCTTGCATTGCAGAGATGTTTTTCAACCAATCTTCTTGAGCCAATGCTGCACCACCAAAGTCTACAGTTTGCTTGCCAAGTCCTAGTTTACGAAGACCTTTGAAAGCTTTCTTGTAAGAGTTAGCTGCAACACCTGCATCCATATGAGTAGCTGTATCGTCACCATTGATTACTGCTTGTTCGATTGCACGAGCAAGAGCGTCAACGATACCGTTACGTACTTCAGTTGCAAGGTCAATCAATGCATCATCAAGAGCTTCGTATGATTTACGAACAACAGCCATACACTTGCTTACTAGGTAAATCATAGTGATGTAGCTTTCTGCCGAGTCAGTTCCGTCAGTAGCTTCGTTAGTTAAGAAACCTTCGATACCATGAACGGCAATTGAATCGTACTGACCTGGAGAAGTTTGCTTGAACGGGAACAATGCAGTAACAACTAGGCGAGACTGGATGTCTTGCCATAGTGTTCCAGTGAATCCACTTGGTAATAGTTCAGCGATATCAGTTGTTACACCAACAGCTTTGATACGAGAGTTAAGAGCATCAGATTCTACTTTAAGTAGAGGTGCTCCACCACGGATTGTTTTGATAATCAAACCAAGTTCAGCAGCACGTTGTGCATCAGCAGGAGCACCTTTAAGTGCAGTTGTAAGTGCGTCAGCAGGAGCTGATACAGCAGGGTTAGATGCAAGCTCTGCACCAGCAGAATCAATCTCAGTTTTCATAGACTTAATAGCGTCAGCTACTAATGATTTAAGTTTAGACATAGTCTTCCTTTGTGTTTGGGTTTATTGCTCTTCATCGAACATAGCTGCGGCAATCTCTGCTACAACTTTCTTCTCTACAGCTTCTGCAAGCGTAGACACGGTTTCAAATACCTCTTCCAACTCTTCGTCGTTAAGGTCTTCAATTTTGATTTTAGAAAGAAGGTCAATTGCATCAGATAATGTCAACTGGACTTCTTCAGGTTCAGTAACTTCAGGCTCTACCTCAGGTTCTACCTTAGGCTCCTCTTCCACTACATCTTCCGAAGTCTTTGAAGGCTCTTCAGTTTCCTCGGTAGCAGGTTCTACTACCTCTTCAGGTTCAGGCGTTGCTTCTGCAACTTCTGCAGGAACGCTATCTGAAACTGCAGGTTCAGTAGAAGTGTCTTCCACGCCATCCTCAGTTCCATCTTCAGTTCCTGATACTGACTCTCCGTCAGGTTCAGTGTTATCAACCACGGTTGGCACTTCTTCATTCTCAATCTCTTTAATTACATCCACTGGCGAATCCTTTTTAGTAGATTTAAGAAGGCAACCGAGCGTATCACATAGCTCAGGATTGTCTGCCTTCAAAGCGTCTGGTGAGACAACAGCTTTAGTAGTTACACCGTCTACACTTTTAATGACGGTTGAACTAAAGGTTGCTTCTGCCAAAGCTGGTGTTGAAACTACGGATAGTTCAAACAAATGAGATTTGGTAATCTCAATCATGTCATCCTCTGTCCAATCAATCTCTTCAACCATAAGGCCCACTGAGAATGAATTAAGTAAACCAGCCTTAACGGCTTCGTATACATAGTTAGTCATTGAATCACCTGGAAGTTTTGTAACTTCAGCTGATACATAAAGTCCCTTAGCATCGTAAGACGCTGAGGTAACCTTACCAATAATCTTTGATTGGTCATGTTGGAAAAGTAAGGGGATGTTTCCAGTTTCAAGCCGACTAACATCAATACCATATTGATTGATAGTCTCTCCGTCCAAGTCCACTGCTTTGTGTCCTGTGTCGGTAAAGCCTCTGGAAGCATACCCATTTAGCATTATTGTTGGTAGTTCTCGTTGGTCTGTATCCATCATCTTAACTGAGTCAAGAGTGAAGGATTTAACCAGAGCGACTGCCTTGTCTAATTTCATGGTATCTCCTCTTATAGAAAGTACATTCAGGTATCTTGTGCAGGAATGTTGGGATTACTCTTTAGGAGCGTTCTCAGCACCACCTGTAGACCCAGAGCCTGTACCATCTTGGTTCATACCATCTGTTGCATCGTTAGGAGCACCATCGGTAGGAGCAGCTATATCTGCACGAAGTGAGTCTTTAATGTCTGCGTATTCTTCAATAGGTACAGGACTTGAACTCACAAGGTAAGCAGGTAGGAAGTGTAGGTTAGCATCTTCAGTTTCAAGAGGGTCCATCTCAAGGTATCCACGAGCTTCGTTAATTGACATCAGGCCTAGCTTGTAGGCTTTCTCTGCAATCTCCATCTTAGTCTGAATAGAATCACTAAGAATATCAATGTCAGCAAAATCAAATACCACTTCAGCGTTTTGTAGCTTCAGGGTATTGCGAAAGTACTTAGTCATTTGATGGCCAAGGCTCTCGAAGATAGGACGAATCTGAATCTGGAAGAAAATCTGACTGGCTTTAACAACTGCTGCGTCAGATACATATCCCTGGTAATCACCTAGCAAGTACTCTGGCATACCAAATGCTCTTAGTACCTGTGTATTAATCTTAGTGATAGCTGTCATTACTTCCATAGGGTTCTGAGCTGTACTAACAGACTTTACATCTATGTCAGCGTTAAGATACATTGCTGTAGTCTTAGAACTTTGAACAAACTGTTGGAATGCTGCATGGATAGGAGCAATCTTTTCATCTGCAATTGGCTCTTTGGGAGTTACGATTACAGAGTCTTTAGCTCCAGAGCCATAGAACTCTTTCTGGTTAAGTACTAGGAAGCCTTGCATCTGCAGGATATCGTTCAGTGCTTTAAGACGACTGATTGGGTACACCAGGTTTGTTATATCAATTGTATTGTTAACGTAGATTACATCTTTGGGTTTGAACTCAAGCTCATTACCCGCTTCAGTTGAATAGGTAAACTTACTTATCGTTGCCTTGGCAGTTGCATCAATCTCAAACTTAGTTGTGTCGTAAGGATAGAAATTAATGTTACTACTTGGGCCTTTCTCAGCAATGATGATTGCTGCACCCTGTGTAAAGATACTTGAGAAAGTCTTGCGAAGGAAATCAGATTGACTGTCGGTCTCGTTAATGTCATACTTTAGGTCAATGTTCTTAATCTTGTAGGGCTTCATATCACCCTTAGAGTCTACTTTCATAACCTCCATCTTAGCCATTGAGGCAATGTTAGCACACGTACGTATTACAGAGTCAAGTGTTTCAGCACTCTGTACATACTCATCATAGACTTTCTCAAAGGTTTTATTACCACCGTTCTCATACGCTGTGTAATCTTCTTTGACTGTTGGATTTTTTGTTCGTGTAAACATCTTTGTAAAAAAGTTTGCCATGCCTATCCTTTCACTTGATACTCAAGTTCATAAACAAAGGCCGAGCGACTCGTCACCTTCATCTTTAAAACAATTGATTTATTCTCCTGCCAGTCAGCGAGAGCAATTGTGAAGATGGCGTTAACCAACCCACAAGAACCCATCTGCATTGTAACCAGAGTGTTAGGGATAACTTCTTCGTTACGCCCATCCTTATAATACAGCTGTCCTGTGACACCTGCCATTTTATCAACGCCTACTGCGTCGTATATCTCCAGCTTAATAAAAGTCTGTACGTCAGGGTCTATACTAAATGTGTTTCCACCAGCATCCCTAACCTCAAACTTCGAGTAGTTGAAGAAGTCATCTATAGTACTCATATGAGTTGCTCCTCTAAAATTGTGTTAACTTCCTTCAGCCAAGGGGAAAGAATTAATTAAATGATTTAAACAATAAGTATTTAATACATAAAACATTTAATAATTAAATACTTAATGTATATTATACCTGAATTCCCCTTAATTGTCAAGGCCTTTTTGAACTAGTTCATTTCCTTAAGCTTACGCTAAGAATATAGTTCCTGCTGATGATTGTCTTACATATGTATAAATACAATACCGCAAAGCAGCGATGAGGTCCCAGTGGTGAGACCTGTCAGGTGGTGGTGCGAATAAGTCTCCGCCAGTTGCAGCAGAGGCAGCTCCGTTCTTGTACTCCACGTTAGATATCTGATGGATTAGTTCGGTAAGCTCACTGCTAATATAAAGTTTAGGTCTACGATTCATACCCTGAGGTGCGAACATATCGTTAAGACACTGAAGGCCAGGTGCAACTTTGTTGGTGGCCTTACCTATAAAGTAGTTGTAGGTTGACGCAAGGTCAAGCAATGTTTGTGCAGCTGAAGGGTCACCATAGCGACCAGCACACACAGCATCTCCAAACCACTCATCTTGCTTCCTGAAGTTTTCCAAGTGTTTCTTAGTTGGCAGTTGGTTCTTCATATAAGCTTTAGCTACATACATATCTCCAGCAGAGTTTACATAAGCTGATATCTGTGCAGTGGAGTCACTTAGTCCAAAGTCATAGCCACTAATATATTTGCACCCACTAAGGTCAATGCTATCAGGGTCATAGATATTAATATCTTGGTCAAATGCATGGAATACTCCAGAACCTGTGCTAACCCACTCGGCTAATATTTCCTGACGATATGTTAGGTCAGGCAACAAGTCCTTCTGTGCTTCCAAATAAGCTGCTGGAAGCAAGGGGTTACAAGTGCTGGGTGAAGAGTAAGAGCGGTAGTTGGAAAACTTACCAAGTTCTGCTCTCTCAAACAATGTGTGGAACTCTGTGTTCTTACCACGAGGTGTGCCAAGGAATACAATGTTAGCATATAGGATGCCAGACGCTCGCAGTCCGTAGTCCAAGAGCATTGGTCCCAACTCTTGGTTAAGGATTTCAAGTACTCCACTTACAGATTGTGTCTCGTCCACAACCAACAGAGAACAACGTGAACCTAGGGCTGACGAAATGTTAGACTGTGTGAAAGAACCAAAGGCAGCTCCGTTCTCCAATGTAATTGTAAAGGCACCCTTATTAATTTCCGCCACGGGAAGTTCAAGTTCGTGTACAAATTTCAATACTTCTTTAAATAGAATCTTCGAGTTCTTATAGGATGGAGTAAGGAGGATAGTGTTGGAGAATGGTATAAGAAGTTCTCTTAGTACAATAAGTGCTGTACTTAAGGACTTACCTGAACGACGACCCAGACAAACAACAAATACATTGGCTGAATTGTCCTCATCGAAGTCTTTAATGATGGGAGATTGTCCCGAATGTGGTGTCATATTGACTAAATCCCACACCTTTTGTAGAGAAATCTTATCAGAAACCTGCTGATATATCTCTATTTCTTTATTAATAAGCATAAATTAAAACCTTTTACTTGCTATATGTGTAGAAAATACAGGTATCTTGTGCAGAAATGTTGGGATTTAAGCAGGGTTTAAGCATACTTATGGTATAATGTCTGTATAAATTAAGGAGATATGATGGAATTATCAGAGACAATTAGAGTTAAGTACGCTTCAGGGCTGTACTCAAATACAGAATTGGTGCTAGAATACAGCCCTTTGGTTGGTGCTATGAAGGTACTGGAGATATTAAACTATGCGGTGGATAAAGATGTGCGTCCTGACCTACAAGGTATCATTGAGGACATGCCTAAAGTGCATACGATAACCTCTTTATACCATCGAGAGCTTCGTGAGAGTCATACACAGATTGAAGGAACCACTGAGACAACTGCTTGGAAAGACCGTGAGTTTGCAATTGATAAGCGTAGGTTAGACTTTAAGCTACGAGAAGAGTTGAGAGCGTATCCTTGGGTAACCCCAGATGTCTTGTCAAAGCTATATCATGACTAAGACCTGTACCAAATGTGGTGTTACAGCCACAGGTCAGGGCCAGATAATTAAAGAATTCGTTAAGAGTTCTGGGTATAAGTACGGGATAGAAGCTACGTGTAAGCGTTGTCATAACCTAGGGAAGACTGCCAATGATGTTGTTGGCCCATACTCACTCCTTACGGAGAAGCCTAGCCCTAAGGTATGTGCTTGTTGTGGTAAGGAGAGCTATGTATATGGTAGAGACTTCCGCCATGTTAGGTCAACCAGAGCAAGTTCCTCAGCATATCTTCCTATATGTAAGGGATGTGAGCAGGTTGCTTGCTTGGTATTGGGAGAGTTTCAACACTTAATACGTGAAGGTAAACACCTGGAAGGTGGACCAGAAGACCCTTGGTATAAGGAGCTGTTATCAGCCTTCTATTTAATGACGTTGGGTCATATACCAGACCGTGATGTACTGAGCTTCCCAGCTCGCTACGCATTACCAAATGGAACGCCGTGTGTACGGTCAGCAAAACGCATCTGGCAAATCAAGCTTGATGTTGGTTATTCTCAAAAGGAGATTGTAGATGAAAGTGGATTCTAATATTGTAGGTACGGATGGTTCAGATAAACTGTTGCCAAACTTTACTGAACTCGAAACTAAGATACTGGTGGCCAGCCTAGAGGGCGGCTCAACAAAACAAATTGCGGCTATGCTTAGGGTTCCCCCTACGTTCATCCGTACGTTCTTGAACAAGGGGAAGGTTAAAGAATACCTTAGAGAACAGAAAGAACTGGCCGCAGAATTAGTACAGCTTAAGATTCAAGAGCTTCTTACTGGAGTTGTTGAACAGCGTATTGAAGAAGCGGATGGTGATATGTCAAAGATAACTAAGAAGGATACTCTTGAAGTTATTAAGGTGTTGCAAGACATCAGCTCTGGAATTGTTAAAGGTGCCCAGAAGAGTGAGAGCGAGGATAAGTATGCTGCTATCCTTGGGTTGGTGATGAAAGATGAGGACTGAGTGGCAGGACTTTGTCCGCTCCAATTATAAGGTGATGACAGTTGAGCATATGGCTTATCTCTTGGGTGTTACCCGCACAGAGATACTTCAGGAGTTTCCTATGCTTCAAAGAAATAGTCCAGATAGAAGTATTCAAACACTGGTAATTATTAGGCCTAGACATGACTAAGAGACAGCGTTGGGTTTACAACTATAAGTCCCCCGTCCCTCGTTTAGGAAAGGAAGGTGCTGGAATAGAACCACCTCTAATAGTTCCTGGAGTTGAACAGTTGATATGCCTAGGCTGTGGCACTGAGATTAATATCCTTAGAGCTAAGAGTAGGTTCAAAGATGATACCAATCGTATGCTGAAGACATTCTCTGGGTTCTACCCTAAGCAGCCTGAGGCTTGTGCATGTGACCTTATGGAAATTGAGGTTAGTCTTGAGGGTCAGCTCACAGTACGGTCAGACAGCCCAGAACTAATTAGGTGGCAGGTACGAAGTCCTAAGGGGTTGGTCCTTACGCTTGCCCGTTCATTGGGAAATGATATTCCTACATACATCTCCCCACCACTGGAGGAGTATTCCAAAACTGTGTACAAGAATCCCAAATGGGAAATCGAGATGTTAGACCACTTGGATATGCACCAGTTCAAACCTAAGGAGCGAGAGGTTGTACTGCCAGGCACTGATGCTGACAGAGATTTCTTCCTTCGTTGTTATGCCTACACCTACAAGGTGTGTGTCTCAGAGAACCAAAGTACATACCTACCAACAGGTCATAGGGTTTCTTACAATCCTGACCTTAAGGGCGAGAGGTCTTACCCAGAACACCTCATAGCCAACCTTCACCTTCGTTCCCTCTCGCCCCTGCGGTTAGAACTTGAAGGAATAACAGACCCTTTCCATAGGGCAAACCTCACACTGCAATATGCTAAAACTTTGAGGGTTCCATAACCTCCCCCAGAATAACCTCCCCCAGAATAACCTTAGGGGAACCCCCAGAATAACCTTAGGGGAACCCCCAGAATAACCTTAGGGGAACCTTAGGGGACTTTCAAAAACCTCCCGCAAATTTCTGGCTATGGGCCCTGGGGTTTGAACCTTAAGTATACCTTAACCCTCCCCCTCTACCCCCTAAGTGTTACTAATAGTTACACCTCTGTTACCTTTCGTAACACTTCAACAATTCTTTTCCTATTTAAGCAAGACTTAAGAAAGAACTCACCTCAGAAACTCCTTATATTTAATATAAGTGTTACCATTCGTAACACAACAGAAATAAACAGGTGTACCTAAGGTCACGCTTAAGGTCTATCGAAGGTTACATCTGAGTGAAAAATTCTTTTTGTGCTTTAAGCATATCTTAAGGAAGAACTCGCATAGGCTAAAAAGAGGCTCCTTCATAACATACCTTCAAATAAGCTTAAAGTCTAAATGATAATGATTATCATAGTCACTTTCATTTCACTTTTTGACTCTTAAAAGGGTAAAAAATACACCCCTAAAAACAGGGCTATAAACGCCCTAAAATCGCTTAAAGGCACGAAAAAACGGTATGAATATATTGATGTACTAAACAGCGTTATACACGTACAGACCCCTTAAAAGGCTTTTAAAGGTGATAATGATAATCAATACGGACTGTATAACTTTTAACCAATTTGTTGTATAAAAAGTAATCAATAAGAAAAACTTATACTGATAACGATAATCAATACCATAAAGGGACGGCACGCTAAATGATAACGATAACCAAAATCAAAACCAAAGGACTCCTAAAGTTAATTGATAACGATACTCAATATCATAACCGCTATTCTAATTGATAATGATAACTAATATCATAACCAAAGGACTCTAAAGCTAATTGATAACGATAACCAAAATCAAAACCAAAGGACAATAAGGGCTAATTGATAATGGTTATCACTATCAGAACACTTTAGGTCACGCCCTAAATGATAATGACTATCAATATCGCCCCTGAGAACTCTTCTAATTGATAATGATTATCACTATCGCACCCCTGAAGTAGGACTAAATGATAACGATTATCAATACGGCTAGTGACGATGAAATTCCAAATTAAAGCGTCAATTCAGGGTGTTACGAAAGGTAACACAACAGAAAAAAACATTGCTTGAAAAAGGCGATTTAAGCTTAGATTAAGAAAGAAGTGGGTACTCTCGCACGTTGCGTGTTTCTATATACTTTTTAAGGGCAACTAAATGAGAATGATTATCAACTGAAAGTAATCTTAAGAAAAAATATTAATTTAAAATCCATAGGAAACTCTTTTTTATACACGTTATAATTTCGACGTTCCAAATATGAAGATTGATTTTTAACTTTTCTCTTTGGACGTGATTTTTTAAAACGTGAAACAAATGGTAAACGAACGGTAAATGAAGTTCGTGCTATACTTTCACTGTTCGACTGATTAAGCCTGAGAGTAAAATCTCTAAATCAGATAACATCTTTTTTTGTAACAATCTCCCTGCTAGTCTACTTCAATTTAGGAGTAGGTGATAAGGGTAACACCTCAAAAAATACCATTGTCAAAAATCTCAAAATATGAAAAATTTGAGTATCCATAAAAAAAGTTGAAATTTTAGAATTTCATCTGTTTATATAGGGCGGTTGTAAAATCTTTGTTAGTTAAAAGTAATGTATTGCCTATAACATTTTGATAACATTAGTTATCTGTAAATGGCGGTATAACACTATATAAACGGTTGATATTATTATAGGAAGATAAATGCTTTCTATCTATTCATTAAAAAACTAATATAACGTAAAACGTATTGGATAGCACTTCGCTTTGTAACTAGGGCTAAATCTATGAAGTGTGAACGGGTGATAATAAAAATCATAAAGCCCGTTTTTTAATTTGCTTTCACCGTTTCAAAAAGTATCTTTTTAGGTATTTTTTGAAGTGGTAAAACACTCAAATTTCCCGCAATTAAGCGGACAAAAAAGGGCTTATTATGGCTAAAAATACTACAAAAAACACGGCAACTACACCTGCGATTGAAACTGAAACTACTCTAATCACTGATGAAAACACGGTTATTGGTACGGGTATTCTTAATGAATTAGCGGATAATTTGGTAGCGGTTGATACATCATCAATTAAATTTTTCAAATGGGCGAAACAGGTTTACACTGACGGCGGTTCAAAAAACAGTGAGGCTAGTTTTGCAGAAGTTGAAAAGCTAATTGCAAAAACTTTAAGTGATGTTCACGTTAAAAGCATTGTAAACCGTGTTAAGAAAATTAACGGCATTGTGTATGATGTTTACAAAAATGGTTTGATGTTTGAAGTTGATTTGGTAACTTTTGGAAATATTGAGAGTGCTACACAATTTATAACAAGCCGTACTAAGGCGGTAACTGAGGGAAATCCGATTTTCAAAAAAGTTGATGGGAAATTAACTCCAACCACTCTAAAAATTGCAAAGGGTGCAATGACTAAGGCGGTGAATAAAGCGTATAAAGAAACGTGTAAAGCAAATGGAGTTAAAAAATTGGTAGCCTCACATCACCGTCAATATAACAATCTTTTAACAGATTTGGTTGATGATGTTACAAAAATGTATGTAACTGAAAAAGACGAAGAGGCAAAATTTGAAGCCCTTAACAAGATGATTGAGGCATTCTTGGAGGGGTGTACTGTTGAACACAGAAAAGCACTTGAGGCAAAATTCTCAAAAGAGGTAGCGGTTAATACAACTGAAAAAGCACCTGAAACTACGGAAGAAATGGAAGCAAAAGTTTCTTAGTATTCTTAGATACTCCCAAATTATGGGGGTATCCATAGAGTTCTAAACTCAAATTCTAATGTATGTAGGAGTACACTATGAAATATTTTCTCACTTTTGTTGTAATTGTTGCGGTGCATACCGCCCTAAATGCCTCTGATTGTATCGACCCGTTTGATAATAACGGCACCTGTGGTAATCCCGTAGTATGGGTTAAGGGGTAAATTATGGTAGAACATTCACATTATCAAAAATATTCTGCAATTCCTTTGCAGATGGCAGAAATCCCTCAACGTCAAAAATTATCAACTGTTTTTGACAACTTCAATTTTACAAAGTCCCGCCTTGATGGGTATATTTCCCACAAATCTAAAAATTCCCACCCTAAATTTAAAAATTCCCACGATATTCTACGGGAAAAAACTTTGCGTGGAAATGTAGATAGAGCTTTAGCCCTTGTGGTATTTTCCACAAATGCATCTTTAGATATTGAGGGATAATTATGGAAGAAATTATTGTATTTGACCAAGATTTTCACACTTATTATCACGTAAATTATGCGGGTAAAATGGATTTAATTACAGACCTTGAGAAATTCCTTGAGGCTTGTCTTATAGATGGGAGAATGCCTAAATTTGAAATAGGTATTGATGTTATGCAAGGGGAAAATTATGACCAAAACTAAAATCTCAAAGCACGGGTTTTCTAAACCCTCTTTCCGCCTAAACGATATTTCTGGCATTGAACTTGACAGACAACCAAGAGCAAAAGTTAGAGATGCTAGGGTAGAATTTGCCAAAGCAAATCCAAAACTACCTCACGGAAAATTGAAAATTCGTGTAATTAGTGCAGATGGTACAGCCCGTAAAGTTAATCAGTCCGCAAAATTCAAGGAAGTTTACGGCAAAAAGAAGTATGGAAAAGCTTATGGTGATGATAATTCTATGGTGGAAACTTCAAATAAACAATTAAATATCGCTGAAATTGGCGAGGGGAGAAAATAATGGCAACTATTACAGCACCAATTATGGTTATGACGGGATTTTCAAGTATGAAGATTTCAGAGAAAGTTAAAATTAAGATTAACACTCACCTACTTTCTGAGGGAGCCAAGAAATTATTGGCTAGTCCTATGGGGTGGCACGTCCGTATTAAGCACGGCAGTCCTGCAATCTGTGGCGGTGGAGTGTACTACAAAGTAACCAAAGGGTCGTATTCTCTAATTTCCCTTAACGGAAAGGGGTAATTATGGCACCTAAATTCGGGAATGTTAGAATGAAACCAATTGAAATTAAGGAATTTCAGGAGTGGATAGAAAAAGAATTTGATGTTTCCTTTGGTGGGGCGGGTGATGTGATTATTGAGTACCAAAAGTATTTGATTGCCAATGAATTTCAGCACCATTATGGGGAAAACACCCAAGAACAGTGGTTAATTCTACAAATTACTAAATTCGTTGAGAATTTCAGCAAGAATTAAGTAAGTTTTGGATATACTACGGCTCTCAGGTCGGAAGGAAAACACAAGGGTTTTTGCTAGGGTACACTTCCTACGGTGTACCTTATGGAGTAACCCTCCAAATTTAGATAGTGTAGGAGCTATATTATGAAAAAAGAATTATTACTAGAAGTGTTGAAGGGTGGGGAGGCTATGAAATCAGCCGTCCTTGAGTATGGAATTACAGGAAAGGATTTATTCCCGATTGTTGAGCTTATGGGGAAATCTACATATAAAGAGATTCGCCAAGAGTTCAGCCAAATTATGGGCGAGAATGGGCTTGATGGTAACTTTCGTGGGGAAGAATTTACCCGAAGTGACCTAAAAACTATGGCAGAGTCAGCAGAGCAACACGCTGAAACACTTTCAGAGCGTGCTTATGAGGCACATATGAATGGTGAAGATACCACAATTCTGCGATTACGTATGAACAAGCAAGCTGAATGGTGGTTTGCCTATGATTCTGCTTACCACGAAACAGAATTCTTGATTCCTGAAATGTGTGACCGTGCTTTCACCATCGAGCTTGTTGGTACTAACACTTTCAAAATTAAGGGCGGTGGCTATATTCTGCCAACTAACATTAAAACCCTACTTCAAGCGGAGGACGTATAATGGAAAAGCTTTACGAAGCCATAAATAATGGCGAAATTCAACTACACATAGGCACTAAGTATGCGGTGATTAACAACACCGTAACCGTGCAAATTACAGGAGCCAAAAAATGCGAAGTCCATCTTATAGATGGTCAAGATGGTGACGTAATGGACCAATGGCGGTTTATCTCTTGTGGTGATATTGAGAAATTGACCGAGCGTGTTCTTTCTGCTTGTAAAAGTGGGCGGTTTTCATATGAAATGAATAAATTGTCAAGGGATTACTAATGACTAAAATTTATAGCGGGTTCTTCAACGGAACCCATCACATCACACACCAGTTTGCTCCTGGAAATTGTAAATTACCAGTAGGAGTTTTTGAGGGTGACTCAATTGATTTCTACATTCTAGGAACTTACCAAGCTGATGGTTTTTTAGGGCTTGTTATTCAGGGGCATCAACCCAATGGCACTCCATATCATATCACCCAAAAAGTGCCTGATGGAGTACCACCAGTTGAGATGGGTCGCCAAATTATGGCACACCCTGAAAACATCATCAAGACCACTGGTCCTGAGGTAATTACACTTGTCGCAGGATTCCACCGTGCGTAATGATGTAGTACTTCGTTCAGTTGATGGTAAATACCAACTGAAAACACAAGCTCAAGTATGCCGTATGCTTCATAAGAAGTTTGGCGGTTCCCCTGATGTTCCCCATAAGTGGGAACAGTTAGGCGATTTTGTAGAGTACAACGACAAATTGTACCTACTTAGCAAAGACCTAAAGGAGTTGGTATGCGTAGCACATTGATGATAATTATGGCTCTCTTCCTTTTTTCTGGCTGTGCCGAAGAGGATATGCGAGAGGTATGTACGGAAGAACAACTTCCAACAGATGTGGTGTCACAGTTAGAGATAGAGTTTGGCACTTGTGATACTTCCTCCAAAAACTATATCCTCAATACTTCAAAGTGTATTGAGGCTATGCTCCAATTTATGGAGCCTCAAGATGCAATGGTGGAGGATTATCGTGTCCTCTTTTGGTGGGGTCCGTATGGAAATCCCACAGAGTTTACCTCTGATGGTGTAAACTGCTTTATTGATGGAGAATATTATGACTGAAGCAAAAATGGTTGAAAAATGGCTTAAGAAACATAAACCAAAGGTTGGAAGAGATGTAAATAAGCTGACTTGTCGCTCTTCTAAACGCTACCAAAAAGTTAAGGGGTAAATTATGGCAAGAATGCTTATGAGCGTCCGAGAATTGGACGACAAGACGTTTTCTCTGCCAAAAGGTACCAGAGTTCACCTACGAGGAACAACGGCTTCTAAGCCCTCCTTTGGTGTCCAAAGAAAAGAGTTATACTTTTTGGGAAATGATGGTGTTGGGGCTGTATTTAGTCCCAAGCGGAATACTAAGTTGAAAGATGGAGATTACCTCCACTATTCTGACCTACTCTCTATAACTGACGAAGGATTTGATGATGTCTAAAGAATTTGAAATAGCTGGGGAAACCCTTAAGTTGACAAAAGTGAATAATGAATTGGTACATATTGAATATCCTGACCGCCCTTTGGTTTCTCTTATGAGAAATGGTGGTCACAACGACTACTATGAGTGTGCCATACATCACCCCAACGGTGATATTGAGACAGGTGGTAGATATTCTGTGGAGTTGGATAGCCGTGATATTCTCAAGGAACTTATCGGATTGTTGGTATACCAATGGGTAGATTCTGACAAGTTCTTAGAAGATTCAGCAAATATAGGGGGTCAAGATGTATAAATGTAAAAAATGCCCAGAGGTTGTTATGGGTGAACACACCTTTGGAGAGATTGTGGCTATGAAAAAGCTATGCCCAGCGTGTCACTCTGAAAGTAGTGCTAAATCTATTCGTAGAGTAAGCCTGAAAGAGTCTAAGCGTTTGGCAAAGGCTCGTAGATGATGATGCTTGAAGCACTCCTGAAGCTTCAGGAAGGGAGACAAGACACTCACTATGCTTATCGTGAACCTAAGAATGGTAAAGGGAAGAAAGACGGCAATTATATTGTCAAGATGTCTGCATTTGCTGGAGATGAGGCTTGCATAAAGAGAGGTGATGGAGAAGATTTTAGAATCTCCATTGGTGACTTGAAGTCTGACAGTTGGGAATTGTATGAGTTCCCAAAACCTGACACCACCTTGGAAGACCTTGAAAAGGAAAACTACCAACTAAGAGCAAAACTTCGATGTTTCCAAGATGCCCTTAAGGACATTTAAACTGGAGGGGGGTAACCTACCCCTTACAGAGCCCATAGGATAGCCTCCTACCTACTCCTATGGGCTCTGTAAGGTGTACTAAACACCAACAAAAATATTAAGGACTTATTATGACTGTAACCCGTGGATTGACGGAGCTTAAGAAGCTTCAACGTAAAATTGAACGAAGAACAATGTCTGCCCAATGGGTAGGCAAAGATTTGGCAACTGACCCAGAGCGTGAGCTTCAGAGTATCGTTGATATTATTCAAGAGAAACACTCTCTGAAGTTAGCAATACTCAAGACAAATGCGGTAACTTTGGTGACAGTTCAAGGTGCAGTCATGACAGTACAAGAGGCTATTGTCTTGAAAGATACATTCACCAACAAAGCCAAGCTCTTAGGGGCTATGCGTTATGAACTGACCGAGGCTCGTGAACTCTTGGAGCGTCAAAAGTCTAAGGCTGAAGACCGTCTTCAGAAACTTCTGGAAAGCTTAGGGAAAGACCTAAGCCCTGAGATTATCACTCAGAACACCACAGCATTTTGGGAAGCAAACCCTTTCGTTATTGAAAGTGGTAAGCTTGACTTAGCTAAACACGTAGCAGAGGAGACAGAACGTCAGGAGGATTTCACAGCAGAGATTGATTTTATTCTCTCTGAGAGTAATGCGGTTACGGAGCTTGTAGATGCAACTCGATAAAGTAGAAGAGTACCTTTTTGATAAAGGGTACACTCTTGATATGCACGGAGAGGGTTTGGTTTTCCAATTTATGGGTGAACTGTATGTGGTAACAGCCAAAGACCATTCAATTAAGAGCGGTGATAAACTTGGGTGGTTCCATAAATTATGGCTGATTGCCAGTGGAGGTGCTCAGGAACTCTGGTAGTTCCCTCACAATCTTCTGCACTTAAAGTATGAGAAAATATTAGCTCTTGGTTAGGGAGTGCCTGACCAACAAAATTTGGATTTGAGGACGGAAGTCCACCCCTTAAAGCTTAAGACTTATAGTTTAAAGTTTAAGATTCAAAGGTTAAATTAATGAGAGCTCAAAGAGAATAAAGTTTGATAAATTCCCTGCGTTAACTGTTTTTGGTTCTAATATTACCATCATGGCAGGCGGGGTGAATGTAAGGAGACTTTGCTGACCTTAGGGTTGGCTTAGTATCTTTATTGAAGAGGATGGAAAATATGGAAATAATAAGCTATAGAGGTATGGAGTGTAGAGCCTTTTGGATTAAGGGTGCAACTTGCTGGGTAGTAACTACAGTTGACCCTGAGGTAGAAATGAAAGAGTCTTTTTCTGAACTAACTGAATCATCTGTTGATACATATAAGATACCTCCCAGCTTCTTACATAGAAGATATTGGACTATAAATAGTATAGACATTTATAAAAATAAGGATGTCCAACGAATTACTGGGGTGCTAGGAGTACTTTATGGATAAGTTATTGGTTATTAGTAAGAAGAATATCTTATGCCACGCTGTTTGGGTAACTAAGGCTAAGTTATGGGTTATTTCTCCAGTAGAATATGAGAAATACCAAGACTTTGGGCACAGCAAACTTCGTCCTAGTATTGGAAGTGAGTACCCAGTCCTTGAAGATTTTATAGGTAGACCCTACGACACAGTTGATAAAAGGGATATTTGTAAGGACAAAGAGTATTCAAAGTATGTTAGTTTAGGAGAGATTTATGGCGAAAATACTTAGAGTTAAGGTGGTGAGACGGTACGACCAATTAAAAGCCAGCAATGAGGAAGTTTATCAGGCCGTAAAGAAAAGTAAAGATAACAATTACTACTTACTGCTTCTTGAAAATGGTCTTGGTTGGACTCTTGGAGAAACTGAAGCTAAACATATACTGGGTGGAGGCATGAAAGAGTGGGTTGGGCGGAAAGTCTATAATGTTCCTGGGAGTAGGCTTGAGTTTTTATCACAAGCACCTTTGAAGGAAATTTATGGCTAGTGTTATCTTGGTGTTATACAAAGATGTGGTATGCTATGCAAAATGGATTGAAACTGCAGAATGTTGGGTGTTAGTTACGAGAGACCCTGCAGAGATTAAAAAACTTGTATATTCTAGCTCTCAATTATCTGATAGAGATGGAGAAATCCACGACATCCCAGAGATATTTTTGAATAGGGCTTATTTTACATTAGCTAAGAAATATCTATTTGCATATAACACCATTAAAAAAGTTTACTGTTTGGAGGAAATTTATGATAGTACACATTAAAATAATCAAAAAATTTGACTCTTTACATAGGGGTACAGAAGTATTTAAAGCTGTAGCTCATGGAGGTGGAAGCCAATATATAGTATTACTTGATGGGACAGACTATAGAGGTTGGATATTATCATCATTTGATGCCTCTGGTTTTGGGGTGGAAGAATGGGGAGAGCTTGAAGTATACAGCGTACCAGCAGATTACATTGAAGTACTTAAAGAAAACCCTTTGAAGGAGATTTATGGTTAGATTAGTTAAAGACCACGACCAGCTTGAAGCTGGGCCAGAGGTATACAAAGAGATAGCTCAGGATGGAGAACATAGAAGTTTTATAATTCTTCTTGAGGATATTACAGATATAGGGTGGAGAATGCCTCCAAATCAAGCCAGAGAGCTTGGAGTTCCTGAATGGACAAATAAGAGATGTTACTATGTTCCTGAGCACAAACTTCACTTCGTGGAACATGAACCACTTAGCAAAATTTACGAACTGCGATAACTTTCTTTTAAGGTTTATACTAGGATTTATCACCTAGTACCTTAAGAGTACCTTAATAGGAATAATTCTTAAGGTTTACCTCTATGTTTTTCCCTTCGGCCTAACTAATAGTATTATATGTTTATCTTGTGCAGATATGTTGGTAAAAGGAGAAAATATACAAGTTTTTACAGTTAAGCAGGTTTTAAGCAACATTTGGGTATAATACGATTCCTCGGCCCAAAGGAAAAACAATAAGGATAACTTATGGATGAACTTATGGTTACAGTTATAGATATGGGAGGTACTACCCTAGCGGTAAGACTACAAGTAAGAGCCCTACTAGCAGAGCATGGAGAAGCAGTCTATGAATCTTCTACTGTTTGGACAGAGGCATTCAAAGAGCCTACTAACCAATACATAGGTAGAAGTAATAGCAAGTGGATGGGAATTGGCTCTCATCATAAGGATGAAAGCATCCATGCCACAGAGTTCTTGAGACGCTTTGGCAAATTTAAACTAGGAGAAATTTATGGTTAGACATACTATGGAAGCCGCAAGAATTATTGAGCAAAACTCAGATTCTAGCGGTAAGTACAAGGGACAGATTGTAACGGACTGTGTCCTTGCAAAAGTTACCAAACAAGTTAAGGTAACCCATCACCTACGAGTAAAGGCTAAATATGGTAGTTAAATTTTTTGCCTTTGCCCTTTACATTGTTGTTCTTTATGCTCTTCTAAAAGAGTTTACAATAGAACAAGTTTTGCTTTTTGTAGCATTCACCGTATTATCAATTTTTCTAGGAGGAAAAAGTAATGAATAGTCAAACACTACACCAAATGGTCTGCGAGAAGCGAGGGGAGATGAGCTACTCAAGAATGAAAAAATCACTTGAGAAAATTGTACATACACCTATGGTATCTCAAGCAGTAGAACATAAGCGTATTGGTATTCACCGTCTTGGTGAAATTGCCAGCTCATATACAACCAGACAGTTGCACTTATTTGCCGTATGGTTAGAGAAAAACCCTACAGCAAACAAAGCGGAGATTGAGCTTCATATCAGCGGAGGTTTATAATGGGAAATGAACAGCTAAATACTCTGATTTACTACCATGAGGGACACCTTATGAGAAATCAAGGTACAACGGTATTTAAGTTCTTGGGTAATATGTATTGCTCTAACTTAAGACGTAAAAATAAATACTCATTTGATAGTATAACTTGGAAGAGTCGTAAGATATCTTTCTGGAATAAAATGAAGTTAGTATTTTCTGATAAGTATAAAAAGCTTACCAAAGATACTAAAAAGAGTATTGCAGCAGGTATTTAACCACACAGCGGAGCCGAGGTCAGCGTTATACACGAGATTAGAAGACGTTGGATGTAGAATCCTCTAGCAATAGGGGTCCGTATCTCACTTATAAGGGTGCTGACAGTGCCTAAGATGTGGTTTAATTCCACTAACCCTTACCACAAGAACCCTACCATTTAAACGGTGGTGTCATAGACCACGTAGGGTGGTTTCATTGAGTAGACTTTGGTCTATTGAACGGAGGATAAAATTATGGCTAATCATAAAAGAGTAAAGGTACTAACCGATAGAGATGGATTTACTCAAGGATATATTTACAAGGCATATCCAGGGCATGACCCCAATGCAGATTGGGTAGTAATTATGGACAATCCAGATAATTTACAAGGTTGGTTTCTTACAGAAAACCTTGGGCATACATCACTTACCTTAGATGACTTTGAGGAAAGTGATAGAGGTAAGAAAGGTTGGTATGTATCACCAGTATTTCTTGAAATAGTTTATGTAAATATGCTTAAAAATATTTACGAGGAGTAGTCTCTGCTTCGTACAGCTCATTTCGGTGAGTTATTAAAACAGAGGAGAACGAATGTTAACAATCTATCTATTCATGGTACTAGCATTTGCTGGAAAGTTTATCTTTGATGAACAACCAACAGCATTAACCAAACCACTAGCCTTGGAGGCTATTCAAGCAGGTTTACTATGGCCACTTACAGTATATCATATGCTGTACAAAGGCTAAGTTATGTGGAACGATGAAAATCGTTTCCATTGTCCCCATAAAGGGGAAGAGTTAGTGATGCCTCAAGAGAGGGATTACAGAAATTTGTTTCTCTTTCTTGAGGACTTACAAAAATATGAGGGATGTTTATGAATATATCAGAAATTCAGATTGGGCAACTTGTCCTGTTTAAACCATATCATTTGGTAGTAGATAAAAAATACCCAGATGCTACTAATAATATAGGAACTACTGATGGTACTAGAACACCAGCAGACAAACTTAAAATTCCTAATATTAAAGGTGTTGATGTTCACGTTATAATCAATAACACAAAGGCTTCAGTTCGTACCCCAATGTTCTCCAAAGAGTACAAATTTGAGGGGATAAGTAAACTTTTAAGTGCAATAGCTGTTGATATCACTGATAAAAAAGCTGAAATCTTTGACAGAACTATGGTAATTGAAAAGGGTAAGAAGATGAAGCCACGAGTTGATGACTTGTCAAAAACTCCAGAGGTACAAGAAGTCCATCATAACCCAAAAGCACCACGACAAGAGCAGTACATTGCAATTGTTGGTGCAGTAAGTTCTCTTACCAAAGGCATTAACCAAGAGGGTATGCTTAAAGATGCCAAAGAAGTTGCGGAAGCATTTATGAAAGCCAAGAAAGAAATTGAAGGGCTTGCCACTACAAAGGCTACTAGTGCTGGTGGGGGTAACAAGAAAACTTGGATATCAAAATACTTTGGTAAGACTGACCCAACTGCCACTCCAAGTGGGTCAAAAGCATCAGTACAAGACAACATTGATTACTTATTTGGGCTAGTTCACGAGAAGTATGAGAAGCTCGTCACCACTGGTGAAAGACTACAGAGTACCAAAGGTCTACTTGCACAGCAACTTGTCCTTCTAGGTACCTTAGAAGATGAATCAGAGGCATTCATTAATACCTTTGAAGATGCTACCCTCATTCCAATGAGAGATATGGCTCTTGATACCCAAATCAAAAGTTCTGTGGAAAAATACAAAGACAGACTACTTAAGATTGATGGTGCAATTCTTGCAACACAAACTACAATTATCTCTCTTGGTAAAGATTTGCCAGCCATGAAAACAGACCTTACAGATGAGATGGCTATCAGTCAGTTACTAACTGATGTTGCAGATTATCAAGCAATGTACTCTGAGATTGCCTCTTTGGTAAGTGATGTAACAACAAATACCTCTGAGAAAACTCACGATGTGATTGAGAGTGTACTTACAATGCAGATTGAAGATACCCATTCAATTGATTATCTCCGAGCATCCTCTGAGCGTGGAGAGAGATTTGCTGAGATGATTACAGATAAGAGCCAACAGCTTGCATCAAAAACTATGGCAGATGCTAATGAGATTCGTGAAATTGCTGCACGAAACACTACACAGATTGCCCGACAATCAATCAACTTGATTGAATCTAAATAAGGAGAAACTATGAAATTTTTAATTATCGGTTATGTTGTTGTATACATTACAATAATTTATATTGTTGCACATTTTGTTATTAAGTTCTGGTAATGGAACAGTTTAAAGTTGGGCAGTCATTAAGAAGAACTGGTCAAGGGAACTTAGATGCAAGCACATTTGCTGATGTTGAGGGGAGATTATACACTGTCTTTGAAGTACTTCCACTTACATACAAAGTAAAAAGTTATAAGGGAATCACTAAGTTCTCTAAAGACTATGCCCATAAAATATTTTCACCACAGATATCACCACTTACTAACATATACTAAGGAGAAATTATGGTAAAATCAGTGTCATCAGTATTGGTCTTAACCCCTGGAAAACCTCCTCGTCAGCTTGAGGAGCTAACTATGGACGAGATGGATGAGTATCTACGTAATGTAATAGTTGAGGACGGACAATATATGTTAATTCATAGTGTCTATCCTCTGGCAAAAGCTCTTAGAAGAGCAAATAAACGTATTGAGGAGATGGAACATGCGAAATAGTTATTTGATAGCACTATCTATCATGATACTTATATCTATCAGCCATTTTTATGGGGCAGAAAAGACACTTGCAGAGGTAATAACAATTAACACCCTTGTTGGTTCTTTTTGGATTGTGTCTGCAATTGAAACGGGGAAGATTGATGACTAATCCTAACCTTAATCTTAAAGATGCACTATTTACTTTGGCAGTAGTTACCTTTGGGTGGTTGGCATGGCTAACTCACTCATAGAAGCATATGAAAAGCACACAGCTTTTCACATACTAACAAAGGAAATCACAGATGTTAAACTATTTGTAAAAAATCATAGGGAGTTTAAAAGATACACAAAAAGTCTTTTTAAAGATACACGTACTGACCCTTCAAGTGCTTGTGAAGAACACCTTAAAGATTACAAATTTTTTATAGCCTATAAAGAGACGGAGGATATCTATACATTTTATTTTTCAAACCTCACAAGAGGAGAGAGAGTAAACTTTGCTTCAAGTGTTTTGAATAGCATCTATGACCAGTCCTAGAACTACCCACCGTGGGTAGTTTTATGGAGCCCATCTCGGTGGGTTAGGTAGGAATAGCAGGCAGTAACCAACAAGTCAACTACGGTAAGAACTTACATTTAATTAACATATTAAATTACTAAACAAAGGACCAAATTATGGCAAAATCAATTAAAGTACTAACGTATAACAAAGCAGGATTCGACAAAGCAGTTAAGCACGCTCTCTCTCTTGGTGTAAAGAAAACTACTCTAACCTTTGATGCTAACAAATCAAGCCTTGTGGTAAAACTTGGAGCTACTCCAACTATGGCTAAGAGCCGTGCAGGTTACACTCCTAAAGAGAACCCGTATGCAGCAATTCTTGACCTTGCTGGTTTCCAGTCTTGTCAGCACCTTGATGACTTGGCAGCAAACAAACCAGCAGTTAAAACTGTTGGTGTTCCAGAAGCAGTTTGTGCTCAGCGTGCAGATATAGCATTCGACCAAGGATTTGTAATCGGCTATGACGAAGGTGTAGATGATACACTTCCACAAAGCACTTTGAAGTGTGTTGAAGCTGAGGTACTTACTCAGAACCCAATCGTATGGGCAACAATGGGTATTCCATTCTTCAAAGATAATGGGCTTGATATCGTTGAGAACGATGGTAAGATGTACACCATCAACACTACAACTAACACAGCGACAGAGTTCACTGCGGTAGAAGCTGCCAAGCAAGCTAAGAAAGACCTACTTGCTGGTGAAGATTCAATCTATACTAGCTTTGCTAAAAACTTTGAGCTTGTTGACATGCTTCGTCATGCAAAAGTCCTTGTTGACGCTGATAGCGAAGACTAAGAGTTACGGAGGGATGCCCTCCACAAATACCAATGGCCCTACATCATCAGCATCAGTCAACCTAAACCAATTAATTACAATAATTAATTACAACATATAAGGAAATTATTATGGCAAACTCAATCCACTCTTTCGCAAAAGCACTAAATCTTACAGTAAAATCAGCAGACGTACAAGACATGAACCCAGTTATCTTTGCAACTCAGTTCGTTCCAAGTCTTCGTGGTTCAGATATCGTTAAAGATGGTGATACTGTTTACCGTATCAACACAAAAGCAAACACTTCAACTGAAGTATCTGCATCAACACTTACAACTGAAGCAAAAGATGGTCTTGTAAAAGGTCGTGGTAACGATGCTTCTGTAAATGCTGCAATCAGCTTTGGTTTGGTTAAGAAGCTTGTCCTTAAAAAGAACAAAGCAGAACCAACTACAGGATGTAAAACTTCAGTAAAAGATATGGCTGACCTTCTTAGTCTAGTTGTAACTGATATCAAAGTTGCAGTTCAGAACGAAATCATCTTCCAAACTCAAGGCATCAAGCAAATTGCTGGTCTTGATATTCACGATGGTCAGTACTTCAAGCTTGATACAGTTAGCAACACAGCTACACTTATCAATGCTGAAGCAATCGCAGAAAATGCTAAGGCTGATTTCCTTAAGGGGAAAGTAACAGACCTTACAAAGTTCTGTGAAAACTATTCACTTATCTCAAGTCTTACACTTGAAGTTAAGCCTACTGCAGCAGCGTAGTAGTATGGATGGGGAGCTATTCTCCCCTCCAATCTGATATTAGTTGAGCTGTCTAAGGACAGTTCATAAATAACATATAAAGGAATAACATGGCAAAAGCAACCCCAATTGAGAATGTCTCTGAAATTACAGATGACTATATAGAGCGAGTTCTTAAAGGGCATTACTCAGGTAATCTCACCAAGCAACTTACTCCGCTAATGATTAAAACTTTGGCGTTTGACTACAAACAAAAAGCTCGTAACCTTGACTGGTTATTTAAGGGTAAGACTACAATTACAATTACCCCAGACCCTGAAGTAATTCTTAAGAATGCTATGAAAGAAGACTCTTATGGTATTAGAACTCTTTCATCATTCTTGGATAGTATAGGTGCAACTTTCTCTGGAGAAACTCTCCAAGATGGTAAGTGTAACTACAAAAATCAATCAATGCGTATTAGCCGTGTGATTAGTAACACTGGTAGTACCGATTTAGTTAAAGCTGTATTGGCTAAAGATTCTTATTCAGGAAACATTATTATCCGAAATATTGGAAGAAATGACCTGTACACATACAATCCAGAAACTGATACAGTAAGTACTGGTGACATACGCCGTTCAAAGAAGTCAACTGACCTAACAGATGGTGAGCACTTTTGGTATAGAAATTCTGCAGGTTATTATGAGTGTGCAACAGTAGAACAAGCAGAGATGAAAGTAAAGAGAGCTATTGATGATATACACTTACAAGAATGTCTAAGCCAATTAGATGCTGGTACAGTAATTATGTCAATTGAAATCAATGACTTTATCACTGCTTCAAGTGGTGGAGTTAGTTCATGCTTTGGTTTTGGTGGAATGCATCATATGGGCTGGATTAACTATTTCCGTGCTGACTTCGGGATTATGGTTTATATGCAGAACAGAGAAGACCGCTTCTCTAAAGTTGGTCGCCAATGGTTATTGATGAAGATGACAGAGAATGGTGAAGACTTTGAAGCACCTGCTTATAAGTTCCAAAAACCTTATGGTCGTATTCAAAAATCCCACACCAATTTAGTTAATGCCTATGTTTTGGCAGCAATTAAAGATAAGTGGGGGTACAAAGAAAAAGACTTTGAAAAGATTACAAGTGGTAACATAAGCCATTGTAGTGTATCTGATACTTGTCTCCAACGAGATGGCTCACACAGTCGTCATTCAGGATATACAGATACAGGATTCGGAGACTCTGCGTATGGTATGCAACTAAAAGAGGGTACGGCATACAAAGGTCAGTATATGGCATTCCCATATGTATCACAACATTCCTCTCGTCAGCAGAATGGTCGCTCACTTATCTTTAACTTCCCAGATGCTTTAGATATGTCAGGACAACCAACAAACTCTGGTAACTTTGAGTCACATCAAAATTCACGTACAGATTCTCCTACTGGATATATTCCACCATACAAAGTGGTTACTTGTTCGGTAAGTGGAGAGAGTGTGCTGAATGCTGAATGTACTATGATGCCTGATGGAACATACGTAAAGACCTCTTTACTTATCCGTGCATTTAATCCAGACTTAGTGCCTGAAGATGAGCCAGCTACTCCTGAAGTAGTTGAAGTTGCTGAAGAAGCACCAATCACCGAAGAAGAATTAGACTTTGACGAAGACGAATTCTAAACAACAACCCTAACATATTAAAAAGGAACATCATGTCAACAGTAAAAAACAAAATTAAGAATGTAGACTTAACAGTTTACACACCATTGGACAAGCCATTAGCAGAAACAACAGTAGTAGTATTTGGTCATGGAATTATCAAAGACCATTCTATTGGTACAATCTCCCGTGTAGGACTTACAGATACCGCTTTGGTTTATGTAAAAGTAGGACATGTTACTTACTCAGTCCCTAAAGATATGCTATACACTCGTAAGCCTGTGGCAGGAGATGTTTCAAAAGCTATCTCTACTTTAAAAGTTCCTGCCAATTTACGTCGTGCCGCATATTTCACAAAGAACACAAAGATGTTTATCTATGGGCATAAAGACTACAAAGATGGAACACCATGTGTAGTTGATGCTTATATGCAACCAACAAGTAAGTTTATTGCAGTTATGGTAAACAAAAAGGTGCAGTATATTGAGCCAGCAAATCTATACATCATAGACCCTCAGTATGTTACTCCAATTCCATTGTTCTCTGAACTGAAAGAGCCCACAGATTTGCAAGAGTATATGGCAAAACTCCTTTATGCAGATAACATGGATGATTCAATCACTCTTGCGTTAGAAGATGTAGACCTTAGCAAGTATGATATGATTTCAAGTCAGTCAGGTTCTAAATGGGCAGCGATTATTCCTAAAGGTGCCAAAGGTCCTATGCCAGTACTTATGGCTCACTGTGATATTCAAATGAATGTCAAGCACCCAACAGAAAAGAACCTTACATATGATGAGAAGCTTAGTAAGTTTAACTCTCCAACTGGTCTTGGTGCTGATGACCGTGCAGGATTGTTCGTTATCAATCGTGCTCTAAATATGCACGAAGGGAAGTTTATTGCTATCTTCTTTGATGAAGAAGAGGTTGGCTGTAAAGGCTCTCGTAACTTTGTTAAGAGTAAGGACTTTAAAGAGAAGATTGACCCTATGGCTAGTCTTTATATCTCTATTGACCGTACTCGTTCAACTACTGGTGGTAAGACTGTAGCAACTTATGGGCATGATAACAAAGCAATTCTTGGTATGTTTAAAGATAAGCTTAAACGTCCTGAAGTTCGTGGTTCAAGCACTGACTGTAAAGTTCTAAGTGCAGAGTCTGTTGAAATTTCAAAAGATAATATGGGTATTGCTTGTGTTAACTTCTCTTGTGGTTATCAGTTTGAGCATACATCTCGTGAAACATTATACTGGAAAGAGCTTCTTGAGTGTGCTATTGATATCTGTGCTATGCCAGAGAAAATGCCTACACTTTGGAAGTTACAGTATCGTGCAGAAAAGCCAGCTGTGTCTTATGGTGGATATTATGGTCGTGGAGCCAATACAACTACCAAAGCTAAGACAAAACCTAAAGCGAAAGTTACATCAACATTGTACGCTGATGACTATATCTTAGTTAATGGTGACTACTATGACAGTGATGATGTAGAAGCACTACTCAAGCAGTTTAAGCATAAGATGGGTAGAGAATATGTTGTAGGTGATGCTGGGCCCTATACTCCGAAACGCAACGACTTCGTACGTCTATCCACCAGTGTTTCAATCGGAGGAATTTATGGTGGACAAAGACTTGATAAGGCTACTTACATTATGCTCGATTCCAATGTTTGGATTGTTCACAGCGTGGACCATACAACTGCTTCAGTAAGTCTTAGAACTGATGATGCATCTTATGACGCTGTGAATATCCCTATGGAGCTTCTTGAAGCAGTAACACAGAGCGATATGCTCGTATCACAAAATTTATTGGAGAACTAACATGTTGAAATTTAAAGAAGGGCAACTAGCCCAGCTCTTAGAAGCAATTACAGACTCAGGTGTGAAGCTTAACACTTCACCTAAAGTAACTCAAGCAATCATTAACTTGGCGATGCAATCAAAGAAACTATCAAGCGTTATAAAGCTTAAGAGTACTACAAATGGCATCGTCCTTACTACAGCAAAGAACTTTGATTCTAAAAATCCAGTTATCTTTAGTGATGAGACAATGGTTGAGTTCAGTCATGAAATTACTCCTGATATCTATCACAAGAAGAACGATAACAAGGCAGAGTTTAGATACTTTGTCCCGCTTCGTCAAGTTCTGCGTGTTCGTTCACAAACAACTTCTAAGTTCTTTGTTGAAGATGATGATGGAAACACTTTCTTCGTCCCAGTGGATTTTAAAAGCATTAGTGCTAAGCAGTCTGTAATTCCTATCTTCTTTCCAAATCTAATTGAGAACAGAGAGAAAGCTCAGCAAATTATTCTTGCTTCTAATGCTCGTCGTTCAATGACAGGTATTCAGGTTGGAGATACAGTAACAGTTCGCTCTTATGCAGATATGGTTGCAGAGTTTGGAGATACAGAAGTATCTTTCGGATATGATGGAGAGACTATGCGTATCACTGGAGAAATTCGTGGTGCTGATACAATTGTATTCCCTAACTATGCTTCACACTTAGCAGGTAGAACATACCGTATTGCAAAGATTTTGGAAGAGCGTGATGAGATTATCTTAACTGATAACATCACAGACCTAATCAACCCAGAGACTTCTGAAGAGTTACCAAACATTGACCCTATCAGATTCAGTAAACTACACTTTACAAAAGCAGCTTAAGGAGAGCACATGAAAAAATTCACAGGACGATTTAGTCCATCACCAACTGGTAAGCTTCATTTAGGAAGCCTTCGTACTGCACTTATCTCTCATATTATCAGTGATACTTTCGTCCTGAGAATTGAAGATACAGATGCAAAGCGTTCAACTGTGGAGTCAGAGCAAGAAATCATTGAGTCATTCAAGTGGCTTGGTATTAAAAATGATGGGGAAATTGTTAGACAATCTGACCAAGAGAAAGGTGGAGTATATTCTGACTTAGCAAATAAACTTGTTGAGGCTGGATATGCCTACCGTTGTAACTGTACTGTAGATTATCTGCGAGCTATGAAAACTCAGCAGATTAAAAATAAGGAGCGTCGCCTTGGGTATAATGGAAAATGCCGTGAGTCAGGAAATACTGAGGGAGTCATTAGACTTAATGCACGGAAAATCGGAGAAGAAAGAGGTGATATCTTCTTTCGCTTTGAAGATGATGTTTTTGGTACTCGTCGTGTTGATTTTAGAGATGTTCCTGATACAGTTCTTACTAGAGCAAATGGTACAGCAACATATATACTCGCCAATACATTCGATGATATGTTGGCAGGAGTGGACTATGTAGCTCGTGGTGCTGACATCATTACTCAAACAGCAACACAAATTGCACTTCGTGAGGCTATTCACTTGGCAACAGGAATCCCTAACCCTGAAGTTCACTATTCACACTTACCGTTAATTCTTGGTGCAGAGAATCAAAAGCTTAGTAAGCGTAATGAAGATACAAAGTCTATCTTAGACTATCGTGCTGAAGGATTTACTCGTGAAGCAATCATTCAGTTTGTATTAAGCTTAGGTAACAAATCAATCTCTACAAGTCATGCAATGACAGTGGAGGAGATTAAACAAGCCTATAATCGTACATCATTGAGACGTAACGACACAGCATTTCTTGAGCATAAACTCAAACACTTAAATGCAATGCATCTTAAGCGAATGGATACCTCAAAACTTGTGGCAGAAGTTGAAGAAGTCTATGGTGTAGCCCTTAGTACAAAATTAGTTGGAGCATTTAAGTACCGTGTAAGTACTATGCTTGAACTAAAAGAGAAATGTGAGCAGTTTGAGGGATTAGTTGCAGCAAAGCCAGAGGCATTGTCTGCACTTGAAGCTTCAGGATTTTCAGTAGATGGATGTAAAGCATTCAGAACAGATGCGTTGGGAGGAATGAGAACACCTCCACTTAAGGAATTATTATGAGCACACCAACAAGCCTAGTGTATAAAAGTCGCCGTCTTCCAGTAAGACTATTGGAAGAGGATTGGGAGGCTACCACCACCTCAAAAGTTAAGCAGGAGATGTTGAGACAGAAAATCTTTAAAGCTCCTGAAACAGGTACATTATTGGTAAGTGGTACCGCAGGACCTATCATTAACCAGTTGTATCAAATGGGTCGCAAATGTGCTGGACTATCTTTGATTGAGTATTTTGAGTCAAAGTTACAGAGCGAAGGAGAAAAACCTCCTGTCAGCGAAGTAATCTTTTTGTATGGTGTTGGTAATGAGCCTGCAAAAAGTGGTGAGTATGGCGGAAAGTTAATATCAGGACTTATGGAGTACTGTAAAAACAGAGGATACTTATTAGTTATTGAAACTCATTTATCTCCTACCAATTTTGAAGTTCGTTATGGTATCAACATAACAACTAAAATCTCTATTAAGTTAAAGGCTGAAGATGCATGGCTCTAAAAGAACACTGATACTGAATAGAGGTATTGCCAGCACCTTTTACGATGCTAATGATATTCGTAGAAGCATCCTGGCATATAAGTTTATTCATGGACTTAAAAAAGGTGCTGGTATACTTTATCATCATGCTACTGGAGGTAGCACAATACTAACTGCGGAGGAAGTCCTATCATTACTGCGTAAGAAAGACCCACAAGTTACTTTGTTTGGTAAATCAGACTCTGTACTATCAGGTATATACAAATGAAACCACTATACACTCTAACTATCTTAAGAGGATGGAGAGAGGCTGAAGAGTACTATAAAAAGTACCCAGAAGAGAAGACCTTTGAGGCTTATACCTTTATAATTAACCAAAGGCTTTATAATTTAGGGGCATTTAGATGTGCTGACCGTATAAAGTATGGTACACAAAGAATGTACAACAGTGTCATCAAATCTTATAAAGAAGGGTTACGCAGTAATTCTGAGATACTTATTGGAGGCAAGAGAGTTGCTCTTATTGTAGATAAGAGTAGAAGTACTAAAAATATTCTAAGGAAATTATATGAATAAACTACGTGGAGGAATCCAGTTAGTAAATCCCCCAGCAGAATTATTGGAGAGATTAACTTACCCCAACCCCTTTGAACCTGACCAAGAATTTCTTGGGTATAGAGATGATGGTGCTGGTAAAGTTACTGTTCCAAGAAAATCTATTGATATCTCTCCTGATATTGTTGATGTTACAACCAGCCCTATCAGTATAGGTATCAAAAGTAGCTTCTCGTTAAGAGATTATCAAATCAAACCTGTAAATAAAATTACTAGTCTCTTAACTGGAGGCTATAATCAATGCCTTCTAACTGCACGAACTGGGTCTGGAAAATCATTCAGTCTTGGGTTCATCATAAAGGATATTGGAGAACGTACCCTAATTTTGGCACACTTATCAATGCTTACAACTCAGATGGCTGATGAGTTATCAGAGAATCTTGATGCTGATGTTCGTATCATTGATAAAGATAACCAAGAGTTAGGTGATGTTAATATCTGTACCTTTCAGTATCTACATGCCAACCCTATGCTAACCCTACAGTTAGCCAAAGAGATAGGCTTTGTAGTTGTTGATGAGGCAGAGAATATGCTTAGTCCAAGTAGACTTAATGTATTCTATTCGCTTACTCCAAAGTATCAACTACTTATGACAGCAACTCCTAGCCGTGACCTTGTTGGTAGAACACCAATGATTACAGAACTAATTGGAGATGCCATTGTAGTTATGGAGCCTACCAATGAAATTGTAACAACACCCGCAATGTTTGATTACAGACATCTAAAATTCCATGCACCAACTAACAAGATGATGTATAAAGGAGCGTTGACTAGATTCTTTTTGCAAAGTTCAATACCTGCTGATATTGTAGGTGTAGTAGGCATGCTGTTAGAGTATGAGGGTTGTGTATGGGTTATTATAGACAGTCTTAAATTCCAAGATAAAATGGTGGAGTTGTTTGCCGCTCAGGGGGTAGGAGCAGAGGTAATTCGTGGAGCTACCTCAACCAAAGAACGGAAACGTATTCTTGCTAATGTTGAGAGTGGAGATTGTAGAGTACTACTTGCATCTGCACCTCTATCTGCTGGTATATCAATGCCAGAACTTGCTCATGCATTTAGAGTTATGCCTCATAGTTCAGGACATGAGCTTCTTACACAGCAAAGAGGTCGTCTTAAACGGTACTCAGAGTTCAAAGACTACCAACCTACTATCTGGTTTGACTATGCCATAGAGGGTTCTCTGGCATGGACAGGCAAGAAGAGATTCAAAAGTTACAAAGAGGAAGAAGGATTTCTATTCGGAAGCTTAAGTACTATTAAAGCAAAAGTTAAGGAGTTATTAGATGACAAACAAAGAAAAAATTGATAAGTTAAGTAAACAGGACTATGTTCTTCGTGGGTATAGTGAATGGTACCTAGAGCTATATCAAAATGCTGGAGGAAATTGGAAAGATTATAATTCTGACATAGCTGCAGGAGCTAGAAGACGTTACCAAAGCTATAAAGAGATTGGTAATGGTTTAGTATATGCTAGACAAAGGCTTTCAAAATACATGAAAAGTATTGTGTCAGTACACAAATCACCATTAAAGGGAATTTATGAGAGTAAGTAAGTTTAAGAAAGGGCAAAAAGCTCGGGTAAAAAGTCTGGAGAAATTAAAAAGAGATGCTGAAGAAATTAAAAGTTCAGGAGCATTTCGTATGAAAGACAGAATGCACATTGTAGACCGTATGTTTAGCCTGTGTGGGCAAGTAGTAACTATTAAAACAATAGTAGCTCCTGAAGACCCTCAAGGGTATTACTTAATTGATGAAGACACTGCAGGATATAGTTGGTCTGACAGTTTATTGGAAGACCTTGCACCTTTGAAGGAGATTTATGGCTAGTTGGACACAAAAACAACCTGATTTATGGGAATTATTAGATGCTGATGTGGCATTTATAGAGTATCTTAACACCTTACGTCCCAGACTCTACCACAAAGCTATCATATTCAGACTTAATACTCTGATTGATGGGGTAGATGAGGCTAAAGATAGATATCGTAGAAATGCGATAGAATTATACCACAATAATCTTGTGGCATTAAGCAAAGTTTAAGGAACATTATGGTAAAGTATATAATCGTAAGCATATTTATGGTATGTAGTATGCATGCTCAGAGTTTGACAGATGAGTTTCTTCAAATGAGTGACAAACAGGTTGAGTCATTAACCTTTGCTCATAATCAAGGAGGCTATACACTGGCTGCAATTGCTTGGACAGAGTCACATGCTGGTAAAGTGCGTATAAATTTAAATGTTGGGTCAGTTGACTTAGGTTTATTTATGTTAAATTCTAAATCATTTCTTGAGAGATGGTATAAAGCTCACCCAGATAAAACACGCAGTCATTACTACGACAACATATTGTTGAGTAGAGTAATGACTGATGATAGTTTATCAAGTATCTACGCTCAAAAGGAGCTAGATTATTGGAAGACTATGCGAAATCGTAACATCCGAGATACGATTAAAAGCTACAATTGTGGCTCAAATATTCAGCGGCATAGATGTGATAAGTACTTTAGAAAAGTATGGGATAGACGTAAAGTCTTGATACAACATCTACAAGTGGAAAACTACTGGTATAAGGATAGACCATGAGAAAGATTAATTACAATGAACGAGCAGTAAAAGCAATCATTCAATTACTTACAGAACAAAATGCAGTATTTGGAATGCATGAGGAGAGTATTGAAATTGAGGCAACAAAAAGAAATGAGGACATGTTATTTAAAGAGCTCAATAGAATTGTGGCTGGCACTAAATATATGGTGCAAAAAGATATCAAGTCCGTAATCATTACAATATTTAATGGAAGTGTGTGATGAGAAAGCAGGGTTCAAAAGTACAGGTAATTCATCGAAGTGAGTTATTTAGCAGAACTAGCAGTGCTGTAATGATTAGTGGTGTGAAATGTCTCAATATCAGAGAAAGTTACCAAATGTTTGTACCATCTATGGATAGGATGCTTGGTAAAGTTGCAACCATAACTTTAGCTACTACGTATCATGGTGTGCCAGTGTATGCTATTGAAGGCTCAAGTGATTGGTGGTCAGAACAGATGTTTGCACAGAACACTAGACTTCGTTCTTTATACGCTCGTAAAGGAACTATGGATGACTAGAACAATTATAAGCCGAAAGGTTTGGGAAGAAAAACAACGAGATGAGGACACTTGTGGGTGTGGTTATCATATGCCTAGAGCCATGAAGCGTTGGGCTGATACTACACATGAGGTAAAAAGTTCCAGAGAGATTATGAAGTCTACTGTATTTAAGTTTAGCGACATAGATAGCTGGGAATTTTGTGCGTGTCTATTAGTGGATGCATCAATACTAAAGGGGATTTATGATTAGTGAGTTATTTGGAAATAAACAAGAGGATGTACTGCAGGTTATTGTATGTGGTGCTAAACAATATAGCTTTGCCAAGTTTATAGGACAAAATTTTGTAACTCCTATGAAAACTTTAGGCATTCAAAACTTCGGTAAGACTATGCAGACTGTGCAAGCATTTGAAAATGCTGACAAGAAGAAGCCAACTAAGAAACAATTAAAGCCTCATATTGATGAGTTGCTTGAGCATTGTGACCTTTATGGAATTGAATTCTTGGCAGTAGCTAACGCAAACTATTTTGCATATCTTACTGGTAAGAAATTTGAGCAGAGTATAGGCTCTAAAGTTATGTGTTCGGTGAAGGGATTTGAACACATTGTAGTTATACCATTGGTAAACCCTGCGGTAGTATCAATTACCCCAGCAAAAAGACCATTGATGCAAAGAGGGTTGCAAGTGTTCCATGATATTATGGCTGGAACATATACCTCAAGTACCTTTGAGTTCGAGAGTTATGAATTTGTTACAAACCCTGATAGAGCTCGTGAGTTACTTGATGGCTTAAGAACTCTTGAAAGAATTGCTTGGGATATTGAGACAACTGGACTTCACCATATGACTAGCGACTTCATTACTCATGGCTTTGCTAAAGATACGAATAATGCTTTCACCATAGCAGTACATCCAAAACATGTGGGTATGGCTGTTGCAGAGGAGATGAAGAAAGTTGTTGGTGATTTCCTTACAACTTACCAAGGTAAATTGTTAGTACACAACGTAGGCTTTGAGGGTAAATACCTTGCTTGGAATTATTGGATGAAAGATGCTGATGACCAACAAGGAATTGTAGATTGTTTCAAACACACTAAGTGGGATGACTCAATGCTACAAGCATATGCTCTCTTAAATTCTACAGAGCGTACATCACTTGGACTTAAAGATTTGGCTCATGATAAGTATGGCGATTGGGATGCAGACATAGACATTAAGAATGCTATTGATGCACCTATTGAAAAGCTTGCTTACTACAATGCCATTGATGTTAGTGCAACTTGGTATGTGTGGAACAAGATACAGGCACAAATTACAGAGAAACAGTTTGAGTTTTATGATGTTACTATGCGTTTAACTCAAAATCTATTCTTGAAGTTAATGCTGACAGGTATTCCAATCAGCATGGACAATGTTCTTTCCGCAAAGAAAGACTTGACAGTAGCCTTAGATGAAGCTGAAGAAAACTTCTTTACAAATCCATATGTACTTATGGCTGAGAAGCAGTATCGTATTGACTTGGCTGAGAAGTATAACACAACTCATAAAGTTGCGAGAAAAATTCCAGAAGACTTTAAAGACATTAAGTTTAACTATAACTCACCAAACCAGTTAAGAACACTGCTGTTTGAGATGATGGATTATGAACCGATTGCCTTTACTGACAAAGGATTCCCATCAACTAACCGAGCGTCAATTGTAGAGTACTCAGAAACTGAGTTAGATACTGACAAGAAGAATGTATTGGAAGGGCTAATTGCATTCTCAGAGATTGGTATTATCCTTAATACATTCTTAAAGAGTTTTGAACGTGACTCAATTGAAGTAAGTCCTGGAGAATTTAGACTCTATGGAAACTATAAGAATGGTGGTACTCAAACATTCAGACCAACAGCTAACAATCCGAACTTACTTAATGCCCCTAGTGGGTCTAAGTATGGGAAGCTTATTAAGCATTGTTTCAAAGCACGACCAGGATTCATCATTGGGTCAAGTGACCACGCCAGTCTTCAGGGACGTACAGCAGCTAACTTGACAAAGGATGCTAACCTTATTCGTTTGTATAATGACCATATTGATATGCACTCATTTCACGCCACTCGTTATTGGCCTGAAGCATTCAGCGATTTTGAAGACACTGTTGAGTATTATGCAGAAGTAAAACATACACACCCTGCAGAGCGTAACCGTTCTAAGGGGCCAACATTCCTTATGCAGTTTGGTGGTGGTGTTGCAAAACTTGCAGCAACATTGAAGTGTAGTGTGGAAGAAGCAGAAGTTATTTACAATGCCTACCATAACGAGCTATACCCAGACATGAAGAAGTATAATGAAAGAGTTGGGCAACAAGCCCTTAGAGATGGATTTGTTGAGCTAGGACTAGGACTTAGACTTCAATGTCCAAGTGTTCGCTCTCATGATAAGCAAACAGCAAGTTCAGCTTTACGTTCAGTAGCTAATGCAACTGTACAATTTTGGGATGTACTAACACTTATCGGGATTGAAAGATTCCAACAACATATAGAGGAGCAAGGATATGTGGGAAAAGTTATTATGCACTCAACTATCTATGACTCTGTTTATATGGAGATTGCTGCAGATACGGAGACAATCCAATGGGTCAATGAAACATTAATCCCTGATATGGTTCAAGATTATATGGATGACCAAGAGGTAAAACTTGAGGCTAACCTAGACATTACTGCTGAAGAAGGGACGTGGGCTGACCTACAAGAACTTCCAAATGGAGATGCCAAAGCAGAGATAAAGGAGATACTATCGAAGAGTTAAGCAACTATCCATATGTGAATAATTATGTGATTGAGATTGAACACTATGGTAAATATCAAATGACTACAGATGCTCCACCAGAAGCTATAAGACATGCATATAACTTGATGCACATGAATGCTGATGAAGATGAAGACATAATAGACTTTTTGACTAGAGTGTTGGTAGATGCAGGATTTAAATTTGGGCCACTAAATATTAAATATATAGAATTTTAGGAGAAATTATGCTTAGCAATTTACATATTATTGAAATACCTACAGATGCATATTCTGAAGTAGCAAAGTTAGTTAATTTTCTGGAAGAAACACCAGACAATGTCAATGAAGAGATGGTTCGTGATAGTATTTCTGCTTCTACTAGAAGTGGGAAGCTACTTAATGGGATGCACCATCTCTATTATAAACCATCATTAGTTCAGAAGAATACTGCACCAAAAATTGAGGCAGGAGGAGATGGCTATTGGCTATGGAATGACCCTCCAAACCCTAACTATACTAAGGTTATGTTTCAAAAAGCATTAGAGATAATGGAGAAATCAGCAGACACTAAAGACTTCTTATCCATACTTCAATCGCCTATAAGAACATTATATGCATAGAGGATACTTTATTACAGGAGTTCCAAAAAATCTAAAAGCTTTTATGAACTTGTTAAAAGGGCTTGGAGATGATGGATATACAGATAAAGAGTTGTGCAAAGAGGCTTTAGGAGATTTGGAAGGAGAATATATGGTAGTCTATGATGATACCACAGGCTCTGATGAATGCTATTGGCCTTGGAGTACCGACACTTGGGAAGAGTATGAGGACTCTTATGAATTTGATTCTACAGAATACAAACTTAAACATATAGACTATTATCAGGTGTGCAGAAAGCACAACATTAAAATCCCTAAGAAGTATCGTAGAAAGATACTATCAGAGATATATTTCTAGGAGAAAAAAGAATATGACCACTAAACAATTAAAAATAACTTCGGCTAACTTAGCTGAAGACTACCCACTAACTTCTCAATTTGTGAATGGTATCTATGGCTTAGCTAAAAAGCTTAGCTACCAGATAGCAACAAACAAAGCTGTAGATAGTCATGATGACTTCTTTCAAATCATGTTGGTTGAAGCCTGTAGGCTTGAGCCAAAGTTTGACCCTGATAGAGGGACAAGTTTCTACTCATTCATTAACAGACCTTTAAGAGCAAAGATGTTTAAAGAGTTCATTGATGTTGACCGTGGCGGAGATAACTACAAGAAGATTAAAGAGTTCATCAAAGGGTACCAAGCAGATAAACATATATTTCCATCAGTGGAAATTATCAGTGATGAGCTTGATATCCCATCCGATGTAGTTCGCCTTGATTATTATGGCAAGACACAAACAATCAGTGTTGATGATTGTGATGACTTGTTATTATCTGACGAGGTTGATGGGGTGAACCCAATGGACTATGTCAAATACCTTGAGCCTATAGAGCAGTTGGTAATCAGCTTACTCTATTCTGAAATACCTGAGGATATGGCTGATGTATTTACGAGACAGTACTTAATGATTACCCAAGAAACTTTGGAAGAAATCAGAGACATCTCTCTAACCAAACTTAAGGGGTTAATAGATGCAGAGGATTAATGACAAGGAAGTTTATAAACTCCTCAAAAAGGATATACAAATTAGACTGAATAACAAAGAGGAGGTAAAAGAATTCTTAAAAGCTATGTATGAAATTGTAGCAGAAAACGGTGGTACTACCTTTGGCTCTGCCGATGGAAATAGTTATGGACGTAAGTTTATAGAGGATATAAGTGACAGAGAGTATCCAACTTACATCTATAGAACAGACAGAGCACTATTTCAGACAGCAAGAGGAAACGACCACAACTTTACACTGCCAGAAATTAAAAGTAAATTTGCAGTAGCAAAACCATTGGGAGGTTTATATGATTAACGTAGAATTACTACACCACACACCACTAAATGTTGCAGACTTTGCAATTTCTAAATGTTGGGACAAGCCATGTGATATGGATAACCCTAATGTAGAGAAAATCAATAGAGTTGCTAACAAGTTTAAACATGCTTCAACAATTGAACACGTAACATACAATTTCAATGTAGATGGAATATCAAGAGCATGTCTTCAAGAACTTGCACGCCATCGAATGGCAAACTTATCTGTTAAGTCAACAAGATATACCTTAAAAGAACTAAGAGATTTTCCAATTACTGGAAATTACATGGACTTTTTGGTATCAACAGATAATCCACTAGTAGATGCAGCTAATGAAGCTCAGCTAAGAGCTCTTCAGAACATTCTTAAAGATGGATTGAGTAATGATGTTGCAAAGTATATGTTACCAGAAGCCTACAAGACATCTTTAGTATGGACTATCAATGCTCGTTCTCTTCAGAACTTCATATCTTTAAGGACTGACAAGAGTGCCTTATGGGAAATTCAAAACCTAGCCCATGCAATCTTCGATGCCTTGCCAGAAGACCACAAGTTTCTGTTTGAAGGGATGGTGAAAGATGGCTGATACAGAGATGACATATAGTGAGCATATGAATGCAGTTGCTAAACGCTCTTTCTATATGGAGGAAGTTAATTCAGTTACTGCAGAGGCAACAAGAGTTATTGTTGATAGGCTGACAAAGTTTGGAGTAGTCACCGTTGGTGATGAATACTTTGATGCTATATTTAAAATTATGGAGAAGCAATGCCCAAATGATTATAGGAATCACTTATGAGAAAATTAGTAACAGTTAGAACAATCTCAAAGCTAATACCAATTAATGGTGCAGACCGTATTGAGGTAGCAGAGATTGACGGATGGCAGTGTATTGTAAAGAAGGGTGAATTTGCGGTAGGAGATAAAGGCCTCTACTTTGAGATTGATTCTTTCTTGCCAGGAGATGACGCACGCTACAGTTTTTTAGGAAGTACTAAGCAGAAATCTTATGATGGAAAGAAAGGTTGGAGAATACGTACTATGAGAATGCGTGGAACAATTAGTCAAGGGTTATTACTTCCTTTGGAAATGTTTCCAGAGCTTGACCTCACAGCTGATAACTTAGCGGAAGCATTAAGAGTTGTAAAGTATGATGTAGCTGATGTTATCCAAAGACCTGCAGGAAAACAAGGAAAGGCTGTAGGTAAAAAATTCCCATCATTCATTCCTAAGACAGACCAAACACGTATCCAGAATGTTATGTATTACTTCAATTCTCTGAAAGATGAAGAGTTTGAAGAGACACTTAAGCTTGATGGTTCAAGTTGTACAATCTTTAGAACAGAGCGTCCACCAACACGATGGGAAAAGGTTAAAGCATTCTTTGGAATATCCTCTGACCTAACCCATAATGGAGTATGTAGTCGTAATCTTGAGCTTAAACCTTATGACAATTTCATCATTACATTTATGAATAATGGAATTAAGAGTCAGTATTCACAAGCTGACTTCTGGAAAGTTGCAGAGAAGTACGAAGTATTCAAGAAGCTACCTGTTGGGTTTGCTATTCAAGGAGAACTTATAGGTCCAAAGATTCAGGGCAATCATGAGAAAGTAGATGAACTTAAATTCTACGTGTTTGATATCTTTGATATTGGGCAATGTCATTATCTATTACCTGGTGAGAGAGCTTCGTTTATGGCAGAACATCTTAAAGGTGTTCCACATACTCCAGTACTTCAAAGAGATGTTAAGATATTTCAACAAGTAAAAGATATTGAAGCATTCCAACAAAGAGTTAATGGTAAGAGTATGAACAAAGATGTTGTGAGCGAGGGACGTGTTTACAAGTCTTGTAGTCAACGAGGTCTTAGCTTCAAGGTAATCAACAACGAGTTCTTACTTAGGTATGAATCATGATTATGCAGGAAGTAAGAGATGGATTTACCTAGTATACTTGGGGTAACTGTCAGTCAGATTGCATTCAACTTTGCAAGAACTGCCGCCAATAGGCACACAGTCCAAGACAATGCTTGGCATACAATTAAATGGGGAGTAGCTGTACAGTGCCTA